GGGCAACATGTGCGGATGGATCACGCACACGGTCGGCTGCTCGCCATATTTCTGTTGATAGTAGTCAACCGCGCGCGCCACTTTTTCCTGCAAAGAGCGCCGGCCATCATCATCCTTCCACAGCATACCGATATCCATTAGAAACCTCCTCCCGGGATTCCTGCAATCCCGATGATTGCCCAGGCGATGACCAACACTGCGATCACAAGAAACCAGGCCAACAGCACACAACCGGCGGCGGCAGGCCCGCCACTTCCTGTCTGGTCATCGTCAAACATTATCTCCGCCTTCCTTTGTTTCTTATACTCTGGCACTCGCGACAGCAAGTGGTCGGACTTTTGTTGAACAAGGCCGGATCGGTCTCCCCACAAGTAGTGCAACAGTAGATCGACTCAGACTCGACCAGTTTCTTGTGCATCGTTCGGATGATGAGAGGCTGACCGTCTTTCATCCCGGCCCAAAATCGTTTACGCCCGTCCGACAGGAGCGTACCATCCCGAAGCGTCATCATTCGGATGGCCCTCACAATTTCCGCCTCACTGAGGACGATCCCCTCAATCGGGATGGGATGCGGATCGAAGATAACTCTGTATTTGGTCATCGGTCACTAAATGGAGATGGCGGGCCAGAATCAGAGCCGCTCGACAAATCGCTATGGGTGCGGTCTCGCCGGCCGCTCGGTACTCTCCGAAACCACAACAATACCGCGGAGAATCTGAATCCGTCTCGGGGGGCCACTCGAAATTCAGATTGAACCCGTGCTGGATGATGTGCTCGACCACCTCCCAAGCATGGACGAGGCTGCTGGACGGCTCGAAAAGCCTGATGGGCATCTCGTCCTCAATGCCGACCACCCCTTTGACGGTCTGAACCTTCCAACCCAACGCCGGGAAAGCCTGGGCGATCATCAGATTCATCGCCAAACCAGCCGGCAGATTCATCAGGTCTTCATCAGTTATCATACTTTCACCTTGGCGACAGCATACGCTAAAACTCAGGCGGTGGCGGTTAGGGTTGGTTGGGGTTGCGTCCCCCATCCGACTTGCCTATACTTTCGTTAGAAAGGAAAAAACATCATGCCCGAACCCAAGCCCTTTGTCAGGGTGACTTTCAATGACGAGGCCAGCATCGCGTTCGACGTATCATGGTCTAATCACATCTCCGGCGAACAGATTATTCTGCTCGCCCTCGAACTTTCTCGGGGCAAAACCGGAGATAGCGTCTCTATGCAGGGAACCAAGCCGACGCTCACGGCAACCTTTGAATCCGAGTCGGTGTATTACACTGTCGAGAATGCAGGATGCCTACCGGCTCAATTGCTAATCGCTTCGGACTTTCTTATGAAGATAGGCAGCAGCATTCAGGCGCAAGCTCAACAGATCAAGGCACAGCAAGGTATTTTGGTGCCGCGTCAGACAAACGGTAGGCGCATATGAAGAAAAAGAATTGGTCGAGCCAAGCCTTCGACGATGCTACCTCCGGCTCGCTCAGAAGGTTGGGTTGGCCGGATGGCGACCGACTTGTCGCGGCCGCCCGCAAGGATCGCGCCGGAGTTGTCAGGAAATTGCTCTTGCTCGCCAACGGATCGCGTGACAACGCAACCGCCGCCAAAGCGAAAGCCATCATCGCACGTATCAAGCGTGAGTTAGGGGACAGCTAATGCCCAATGCCACCGGCAAGTCCATGCCTTCCGCTATCAAGTCTCGGCCCGAAGGCGGTATCCCCAAACCATTAGGCAAACCCAAACCTCGCGAGGAAAACCCGACTGGTTCGGCAGCATCCCCAGCCCTCAAATCAGTAATGGAAGAGCGAGTGAAAAAGCTTGTTGGGTCTGGTGTCGAACTCACTCCCCAATCAAAAAAGGTTCTCGCCGCCGCCACATCTCTCGGCTCACCATCTACAGCCGCCAAAGCCTTTGCGCTGTTAAAACGCAAAGGCACTCCTAAGTCGTAACCCACACGTCGAATGGAACCCTATATATGACTCTAAGCGTGGCCGAGACAGTGCTCATCCTTGTGTTGCTCACTGGCGCAGGTACCGGACTCATAACGTGGCGGGAGTATTCCTGTGAGGTGCGGATGACGAAGCTACGCGAAGACTTCGCCCGCGAAATCGCCTTGATGCGCGACCTCTTTCAGGGCGAAAACGACCGACTGAGCGACCTGTTGGACAAGACTCGCAGTCAAGCGGCGAGCGCGTTGCAGGCGGTCGCTAACATTGTGTGGGTCTTGAAGCAGGGTGGACGTTACAACCCGTCCGACCTGGACGAGATTAGCACTATCGTTTTGGCCGCCGGAAAGGACATCACTCTTGGCGGGGATGTAGCCGCAAGAGATAAGAAAGTAGGTAGCACGGGATGACGTGCCCCGGGTGTAACGGCCCGCTCAACGCTAACGGCGTTTGTCGTCGATGCTCAGTCATCGCCAGCGGTTATGCCGAACGAATGACCGCCACTTGCCATCAGTTAGTCGTTGTCGTAATTCGCCACTATGCGCTCATTCGTTCAATGGTTAGATGAAGAAGGATTTTGGGTCAAGGAGTCCTGGGATGCCGTCAAAGGCGAATGGGCCGGGGCGGGTCTATTGAAACTTGAACCCCATCAGAAAGTCATCCTCGACCACTGCCTCACCCCCAACGAAACCGGCCGGCTGCCCTACACGACTGTTCTTCTGTCCGCTCCGAAAAAGTCGGGCAAGACCGCTCTCGCCGCTGCTATCGCTACGTGGTTTGCTCACGAGATCGAACCTGGCTCCGAGTGCTTCGTCATCGCCAATGACCAGGAACAGGCCGAGGCGCGGGTGCTGCGTGATGTGCGTTATCACATGCAGCATCAGACGGGTTTGTCTTACCCGACGGATCGCGTCGAACTGAAGAACGGGACATTCATCCAAGCCATCGCCAAGGAGTACAAATCCGCCGCCGGCTCGCGCCACTCACTGACCGTATGGGACGAATTGTGGGCCTACATGTGTATCGCTCCCGGAACGAAAGTGTTGCGCGGCGACCTGACCTGGGTTCCGGCGGAGACTTTGCAACCCGGCGATCCCGTTATTTCTTTTGACGAAGGACAAATGAGTTATCATCGCTCTTACCGGATAGGGCGAGTCACTCGAACGGGTCTTCGCACACTCCCGGCGCAACTGGTGAGACTGTCCAACGGAAAAGAGTTCACCTGCACCCCGAATCATAAATGGCTCATCCGCCCGTCCAGCGGTCAGAACAGAGTGGTGTGGGCGGAAACCGATAACCTTCGTAAAGGGGATAAGTTGATGCGGGTATTGGATATGGGGGGACTCGGCACGCTCCCTGCGCGAGTGGAAAAGGGTCTCGATAATCTCGGACGGATGGATGCGTTGGAGTGGGTTTCAGTGGTTGAAGTCGTTGATCTTACCGATCAGCCGATGGTGACCCTTCAGACCGACAAAAAGACCTTCATCGCCGAGGGCTATGCCACGCACAACAGCGAGGGCAGTCGCCGTACCTATTCGGAGATGACCCCCATCCCGACGGTGCGTCATTCGCTCCGCGTCATCGTCACCTACGCCGGGTTCGAGAACGAGAGCGACCTGTTATGGGAGCTCTATACGCGAGGGGTCGGGCCGGAAGAACACAAAGATGGCAAAGGCACGCCCCTCGGACTGGAACTGGATGGGGAACCCTTGCCGTGCTGGAAACGAGGTCGCCAATTCACGTATTGGGATCATGTTCCGCGAATGCCTTGGCAGTCGGACGCCTTCATTGCCGAGCAGGACGATTTACGCCCCAGCGACATGCTCCGGTTGTGGGGCAATCATTGGGTCTCGAACCGGGAGAGCTTTATACCGCCCGACTTGTGGACGGCCGCCGAGAAGCACTACGACCGCTCCGCCGAGGTGTGGGAAGATCATCCCTACCGACTGTTCCCTATCTGGCTTGGAGTGGATGTGGGCATCAAAAACGACTGTCTGGCAGTGGTCGGCACTACCTACGACCCGGCCAAGGGCGATGTGATTCAGATGTTTCACCACATCTGGACACCTCAACCCGACGACCCGATTGATCTGGAAATGACAGCGGAAGCATGGATATTGCGTCTCAAAACACGCTTCAAGATTACCGGGGTCGCCGCCGACCCGTACCAGTTCTCCCGGTCAATGAAGACTCTTCAGAATGCTGGACTGCGCGTCGAGGAGGTCGTCCAGAACACGGATGTGATGATCCGCGCCAGCCAGAATTTCTTTAACCTGTTGCGGCGCGGCCAATACCACACCTATCCCGACGAGGAAGCGGCAACCCACATCCGCAACACGGTTGCGGTCGAGACCAGCCGGGGGTATCGTATCGCGAAAGACAAGACCAATATCAGTGGTCGGGCGCTCAGGACGCGCCGTTGGAAGAAGTACATCGACTTCACCGTAGCCGCCTCGATTTCGGCCCTGTACAGCATTGAGATGGGCGGCGTAGGATCACCCGCGCCCATCGTGATCGTTTCGCCCTTTACCGACTCCACCCGACTGGGTAGAGTAGATCGAACCCAATTGGCCTTGCCTTTTGAATTGAGAAGCTGATGGATACATCTTTCATCCCAAACGAGACCGAAAGCTACAATGACCTGGCGAACATCCTGGTCTTTTATTCTCAAGCCCAAACTCTGTGCAAGCGATGGCATCAACAGATCGACCGTTGGCGGGAGTTGTATGACTTCGTTCACAACAAAACTACCCCCAAGGAAAATGAGTACCGCTTCAACGATCCGACCTACACCAATACAGTCGATCTGGCGGTCGGTGTGCTGCTGGCGAATAGCCTGAACTGGCATGCTTATGGCTGGTCGTCCTCGCCCTCCAAAACCACCAGCAAGATCGAGAAGTTTCTGGCAGGGCTGTTGACTATCGCCAACGAACGCGAGGAGTCGGACGTGGTGTATGAAGCCGTCCTCCATTTCGTCCGCGACGGCTGCGGCGTGATCTATTCCCCCTGGAACCCGTTGGTGGAGATGCGGGTGGAGGGACAGATTCAGTTGCCGGATGAGGAAGGGAACGTCATCTCGCGCCGGATGTTGTCGGAAGTCCCGATTGAGGTGAAGGTCATCGACCCCAAGAAGATATTTCCCTTCGCCTCCGGCCCGCGTCGCTGGGGCCGCATCTATCATGTGGAAAAGATGACGGTCTATGACGTTGAGACCGCCTACGGGGTCAAGATCGAACGCTACCAACACCTGACTCCCACCGACAAACTCTCCACGACAGATGAGTTCATCAACTATTGGGAATTGGCGGTTGTTGAGACCCCGAATGGTGGGAAGGCTGAGGTGGTGCGGAACGCCGTCATCTACGGCGGGCAGTTCATCTTCCCCTTACGGATCATGGACGGGTATGAAGACCTGCCTTTCACCATCGGCTTTTTCAAGCCGGTCGATCATTCCGACAGTTCCGGCTGGGGCCATTCCATCCTGCGCCCACTGGAAACCTCGGTGGACGCTATGGAACGGTCGGTCAATCGGCGTGATCGGCAGATCACGGCGTACTCTTCGCTGCCGTTCGTCACCACCTCCGCGCCCGGTCGGACGGTGATCGTCGATCCCGGCGTGGGTCAGCACGTCGAACTCAACACCGGCGAGTCGGCGGGGTTCGCGGCCTGGCCGGGCAATCCGCCCGACACCGAACTCCACATTCAACACCTGCGCTCTCGCATTCAGCAGTCGGGCTTCTCGGACGTGATGTTTGGCACTGGTGCCAGTCAAGTGAGTGGTTATGCCATCTCATTGCTTGGCGACCAGAACCGCATCCGGCTCACCCAACCCGTCATCCATCTTCAACTCTTCTTTACGATGTGGTCGATGAAGGTGCTACGATTGGTCAAGAACTTCGCCCACAACACGGTCGTACGAGTGTATGGCCGAATGCGAGGTAAAGACTTTACGGAGCAGATCGTTGGGGGCGAGGTTGAGGGGTACCGCGTGCGGGCCGAGATCAAGCCACAATTCCCGAACGAGCAGGTACGGAAGCATGCGATGGCGACGCAGGTGAAGGGCCTCCTCTCTGATGAGACAATCATGGAGCGGTATCTTGAAGTGGAACAGCCGGATGATGAGAAGGAGAAACGGCTTCAAGAGATGGCGCTTTCCCATCCCATCATGCAGACCTATCTGCTCGTATCAACCCTGCAAGAAATGGCGGATGAGGGAGACGAGAAAGCCTTGCTCACCCTGCAAGCCATTCAGCAGCAGGGATTACCGGGGATGCCGGGCCGCCCGAAGGAGCCGAACGCTCCTGAGCAACTCACCGGTACTGCGTCTCCGAACGGAACTCTCAATCCGGCGGAGGGTGGCGGGGAACCGTTCGCCAGTCAAGCCTCTACGCTGATGAGTGAGATGGCGGGGTTTCCGCAGATGACTACCGGAGGCGTGGGATGACAGGTGATCCTTTCCCGATAGTCGTTGTGAACAGGAGGGAGGTTTTCTTCTCTTCGTTTTTCCCGTTGTACTTTGAGACGTGGGGAATGTTCTCCCTGTTTGGCGACCTCCCTACGCTCGGCCGCGCCGCGAGGCTTCCAGCCTCTTGGCTCTTTCCCCCTCCCTCCACCCAAGTGTACACCTCTCTGTCAAGAGGCAATCGAGTAAGCCTTACTCGATTTCAAGAAATACTGGAATTCTCGGAGAGTCGGCGGGGTTGTGCAGGTGTACAACGTTGTGTAAGGTCTGTAGATTGTTGCGGTGCTGTTCGAGAAAGACCTTTCTGGCAGGGAGTGAGCATTGTGCAAGACTTGTACAGGTGTATAAGGTCTTGTAGAAGGTTGATGGGAGTAGTGGAAACCTTGTACAGTGTAGATAGATTGTATAAGGTTGTATGAGGTTGAGACATGAATGTGAATCCGTATATCCCGGCAGTTCGCAAGGCAGCGCAGAGAGGGGCGGCGACTCTCCGCAAGATGTTGGGGCGGTCGGCTGACCCGGACGTGAACTTGTATCGGCGTTTGACTCCCGAGGACTTCGAACGGATGGCGGCGACCTATGGCCGACGGGCTGTAGAGGGGTACATCCGTGAGATGGAACTGAAAGGAATGGAGGGTTGATATGCCTGCTCCTACGCCCCCGCCGCCTCGATCTACGCCTGAGCCTCCGGTAGTGAAGAAGAAGAAAGTTTCACCATCGGACAGGTCGTCAACACCTCCGCCTCGACCCACGCCGACGCCTGCGCCTCGGTCTCCGTTACCGCCAGTGCAATCCACGCCACCGCCTCCGGTGGTGAAGAAGAAAGAGCTCCCAACTTTGCGGGCTTTGTACTTGAGCCTCTCACGACGACCGCCTCCGTCAGGTGGGACGCTCGCGCCGCCTTCCTCTCCGCTCCCGTCGTGGAGCGATCCGCGTTCGCCGTACCAGGTGATCGAGGCGCGTGAGAATCGAGGCGGCACAGGCAATCCGCCTGGTCGTCCGCTGATCCCTGGTTCGATTTTCGATTTGAGAAACAATCGGGAAGAGCGTAGAGGAGGGGTTGGGACGCCACAGGTCGATGGAGAGGGTGGCGGATACGGTGGGGGCGGGTACAGCCGTCGAGGTGGAGGCGGTGGAGGCGGCGGTGATGATTTCACTTTCCCGTTCCCCGGTGGGGGAGGCGGAGATGGCGGCGGGGGTGGTGAGGCAACCGTCTCGTGGGCAGACAAGTATCAGGTAGCGGGTGCTCCGTCGTGGTGGCGGGGTATGATGCCGTCAGAGTTCACCCCCGAGACGGAGTATGCTGCGCTGGTAAACTCGCTCATCCCGTTCATGTCGCCCGAGGATGGCGTCTACACAGCTAAGAATCTGGCCCGTTTATTCCCTGATGCTTTTGGTGGATATGAGGTTTCCAGTACACAGACTCCGCCCCCGCCTGAACTCACCTCGCAAATACGCGAGCAGTACGAGAGCGGGGTGCGGGCCAGGAATGTGCTCGACACTTTGGAGAAAGTGCGTGAGGTCAGTGGTAAAGCGGAGAAGGATTTTGGCCCCGGCTTCTCCTTTCTCAAGCAGACGGCAGGTATCCTCCAGCAGTTCGGGGGTGCGCCGCGTCAGTCGCGGCAGCAATTCGTCCAGCAGCAGGCGGCGCTTGATCCGTTACTCGCGGAAACAAAGGGGCAAAATCTGGCGGCGTTTGGTTCGGCAGCGCGCATGTTGACCCAACCGTTCTTCTCGGCTGGCCCTCTGCGGGGCGTGGCAAGGATTGACGGTGGGTACGATTTCGGAGCACCAAACAAGAAATTGTTTGGATAGTGAGAGGAACTCAAGCATGTATTCGTATCAAGTGGTGGCGCTCGGCAATCTCCATCAGATGCAGGCTGTCATCAATCAGCACGCCAGTAGCGGTGCTAGGTTGGTGACGGTGGTGGAAGTGGCCGGTCGGCTTGTGGCGGTGATGGAAAGCTGGGAGCAGGTCGGGATCGCTGAAGATGTGCGTCTCGCCCAACCTTCAAAACTCGTGAACGGGATGGATGAGGTTGTAGTTGCGAACGGCGATCACGACCCGGAGAAGCCTGCTTGGATACATGAATTGAAATCGAGTAAGACTTACTCGAAAACCAGGTTGAAGCGGCAGCCTCCAAAGTGACCTGTGGCTTTCTGGCGCGACAAGAAGTTCCGTAAAGAGTATACGCGGCGGGCGGCGGCTCGGTCTTTCAATCCCGAGGTTAGGGCTGCGACCGTACGCCGTCCGCCCGTCGCGCCTACGGCACAGCCGCGTCCAGCGGCTCCGCCCGCCCCGAGTGGTACACCGCCTCAGACCCCGGTAGCGGCTCCCACGTCGTACACGGTCATAGACCGGACGAAGAAAGGGAAGGGCCTCTCGCCGACGGTCGTCAACGTCGAGACGTATCAAGGTGCGTCGGGCATCATCCATTGGCTGCAAGCCGGGGCGGATGTGGTCAAAGGTTTCCTCGGTCAATTGGCGAGACGTAATGAGACGTGGAACCGCGTAGCGCGTGTGTCGCCTGTGATTGGCGATGCTGGACGGTTGGTGTGGAACAGTATCACGAATGCCGGTCTCGATACTCAGCAGCGGGCATTGGAGGAAGCGAAGAAACGGGAGACCATCCTCCCTCGATCTCAGGTCGATCAGACGTTGGAGAATATCAACCGACAGCGTGCAGACACTCGTGAGGATGAGCGACGACTGCGATCATCGTGGGAGGCGTTGATCAGGCCGACCCCGTACGTGGTGGACAGTAAACCCTTCTTAGATGTTCTTCAGAAGCAGGGAGCGAAAGTCGTGGCCGAGTACGTCCCTGCCAGTCTTCATTGGCTCTACAGTCCCGATCAGCAGAGGCAGATCAGTGAGGGTCGGGCGGAGTTGGACGCCTCAGCCGAGAGAACCAAAACCTTGCGCGAAAATGCTATGACGGCTCTTCGGTTGGGTGATATGCCGATGGCTCGGAGAGCGTTGCGGGCGGCTATGGATGATGAGTCGCAATCGGCGGCAGTTGACCCGACTTGGGCCTACAGTTTTGTCAACGATCCCGCCAGACGAGAGGCCTACATGGAGGCTTTGGTGGATGCGGAGTTGGAGAAAGTCTCTGCGACCGATCCATCATTTCAGGTCTACACAGGTTTGGATTATCAGGAGAAAGAACGGATCAAAGACTATTTCGTTGATCCGGTACAGGAGTTGCCCGGCGAGTTGTTACTCGACTTGTACAACGTGGTGCCGGTGGAGTGGGTGGTCAAGCCGGTGTTCGCGGGGGCGAGGTTGGCGGGCAAGGGTGTCGTCAAAGTGGCGAGCCGGTTGCCTATAGTAGGTGGGGGTGTTCGTTGGTTGTCCAAACAGGCGGTGGAGAGTGCTGCTGAGATGGTAGGCCGAGGCGTGATGGATGCCTCCTCGCGGGTGGCGCGGGCGGCCAGTACCGTGCAGGGTGGGCAGGGCAGTTTAGTCGCGCAGATGGATGTGGTCGCGGCGGCAATCCTTAGTGGGGATGGGGCTCGACTGCCGGCGTCAATCGGTAAGCGCGAGTTGGATTTTTTCCGGCAGGCGAATCGCATCATTCCTGCTCAGGACTGGGGCGCGACAATTGAGCGCACGGTTACGCGGGTGCGCGAAGAGGTGTTCCAAGCCGAGTTGAAGCGACAGATTGGCAACGGGTTGGATGACGCGACGGCGATGCGCGTTGCAACCGATTTGGCCGAACAGTATACCCAAAACCCGAGCAACATCGCCCGCGAGTTCGCCAGCGCGGTGAAAGATGAGTACCTGCGCCGCCAGATGGTACCGGGTCTGTCCCATTACTACGATTCCACTGTCGGTTTGATGGCGCGAGCCTTCGCGCCGGGGGATGTAAAGGCGCACGTGCGTCGTCTGATTAAGAGCGGCACAGACGTGGATGAGGCTTGGCAAACCGCGTTCGCGAGTTCCAGGAAGCACGGCAATTTCGTCCGAATGCTCGATAACATCGGCAAGGTCGCGGACACCTTTCAGCGGTGGTGGTCGTCATTGGTGTTGCCGGCTCGTCCGGCTTGGTCGATCAACAACTTCTTCGACTCGATGGGCCGCTATCTCCTGTCGGGTGGACGGCTTTTCGATGACCTCGGCTCTATCTTTGACACCGCCTTTGAGCGGGCGGTTCGTTCTGAGTTTATCGTCCCAACCGATTTAACCGATGTTTTTGCCCGTTCTGGTCTCGCACCGGAGGAGGGGGTCGCCCAACGATTGATCGGCGGTTGGAAGCCGACCTCGCCTTTCTCGTTCCATGCGTATGAGTGGCGACGGCTGCGCGGCAAAGCCGACGAAGCGGCTCAGGTGGAGATGGAGAAGGTGGCGCGCGGCCTGCAATCGTTGAATCCCATCCTGCGGAAAGGCGAGGAGATTTCGGCGCTGATGAGGCGTTACGGCAACGATCCGACGAAAATCCCGGCTGACGGCTGGCAGGTGTTGAAGGATTTGTGGGGGTCGTGGATCAACGGTTGGCGCGACTTCAATGCGGCGACCGAGTTCACGCTACGTTTGAGGTTGTATCACAACAAAGTCACCAGCAATTTTGTTGCGTTGGAGACGCGGGAAGCGGCGCGCATCTTCGGCGGTCTACCTGATCATCTCAAGCCGGTTGCGAAGTCGTTGTGGATGGAAGCGGGCCACGACCCGGAGCGTTTCAAGCAAATGCTCGCGGAGATTGTGGGCACGGCGACGGAGGGGCGCAAGTTGGAGTGGTCGGCTTTGGTGCCGCCTGATCTCGACAATCGTTTGCTCGATCTGCCGATGGATGCCCGCGAGTTGTTGGTGCGGCAGGTGGTGATGGGTCTGGAGCGAGTGCGGGCCGCTGCCGGGGGTAGGCTGACGCCGGAGCAGATTGACACTTTCTTCAAAGACGTGGGCCGCTTGCTGGATGAATTGGTGCTGGAAAAGACCCAGCGTTCTGAGGAAGCCGCGAAGCCGATTGCGGAAGCGTTAGCGACCGCGCCGGTGCCGGTCGTGCGTCCATTCGAGGACGTGGTGTCCAGTCTCAGTCCCAAACGGTTCCAAAGCAAAGTCTCGGTGGTGAGCGATTTCGCGGAGGGGGCGGCGCGGGTGGTGGATGTGCAGCAGGTGGATAATCTCCCCACTGCATTCAGGCTGGACTTCTCGCCCGATGGTCGGCCCGTATGGAGCTTCAACCCATCGCTCATCGGGAAAGTGAAGGTTCGCGATTTGCGGGCGAGTATGCAATCTGCGTTGGAGGCATCGCTTTACCCGGCAGTGCAGGACGATGGATTCAAGAAGTTGTTTGCGGACGCGACTGCGTTTCGAGCGGCGTTTCAATTTCTATCCGACAACCCGGAGGCGTTCGCCAGTAAGTCGCCCGAGTTGTACAAAGAGATGGCTCGGCTGTTGGATCGCAATCGCGATACTGTACGGTTGTGGGAGGCTGTGACTGGGCGGCGACTTCCTTATGAAGCCTTCTCACCGGTTGGCGAAAAGAACTTCATATACGACCCACTCGATTTGATGACGGATGAGGGCAGGCGGCGAGTGAAGTTGGATGTCGAGGAGCAACTGCCGAAGTTTCATTCGCCCGACTTTCACGAGGCGGGGCGAATGCAAGCGGCGGCGATGGCTGGGTTGGATGAAGTGACGGCGCGAGCAGTTGCGGAAGGTGCGGCGACCGTTGAGACCCAAAAGCTTGTTGTGGGTCAGATGCGGGCGTTCGACAATCTTCAGGCGGCGTTTCATTCTATTTGGGTCAATTCATTCCCCGGCCCAAACGCCATCGTTGAACAACCCATGCGAGGGTACCTGTGGGAGATATACGAACGCATCGCCACGCGTGGGCGGCGTGCCGCCGTCAGGTTGGTCGAGGATATTCAGGCGCGAGTGGTGCGAGGTGAGCAGCCAGACCCGCTCACCATCGAGGCAGTCGCCAAGCGCCTCGGATTTGGTTTCGTCTTCAATAAGGACGGCACCCTGCGCGGCGTTACACTGGTCTTCCCAAATGGGACGGTCGAGAGACGGTTCAATGCCAAGACCGTCGCCTATGTGCAGGCGACTTTGTTGGAAGGGATGCCGGAGGGGATGACTCTGCGTGATGCGGTCAAGGTTCCCTGGACGGACGCGGTGTACAAGGTGCCGTTCCAGCCGGAAGTCAAAGTCGCGGATGTGGTGGACCCGAAGCCTAACGTGAGGGCGACCGTTCCCCCGGATGCGGCAGCCGAGTTGAAACGGCAGGAGCTTCGCACACCGATGCAACAGGCGGCGCGGCTGGTGCGGACTGATCCGCTGGCACAGCAAGCCCGGCGTTTCGAGATTATGAATTTCCTCTCGGAGTTACACGACCTGCCCGGCACTACTATTGATGACTGGTGGAGTGATCTGGTTGATCGCTATCCTCATTGGTATCTGATCGACCCGAAGGTGTATCTCAACGATCTGTCGGCTCTGGTATCCACGCTGGAAGCGGCGTTGAAGGGTGTTGTTGATGTCCCGACCGAGAAAGCCTTTCTCGAACGGTTGGATGAAATCATTTCGGCCCGGTTAGTGTACGGAGATGAGGATGCTCTGTACCGGGAGGTTGTGCCGCCCAATCCCTATATCCTAAAGCGCCTGGGGTTGGATGACGGCCCGGCGCGTGAGGCGTGGCGAGCGGTCTATAACGCGGACGATGTGGAGGCCGTGCTGATGGGGATGCGCGAGATGCAGTTGGCAGATGAGTTGGACGAGGCGTGGCGGGCCTTCGTGCGTGTGCCGCGCCTCGGGGATCGTTCTCTGTTGGAGGTGTGGGGTAAGAACGCCGACTCTTATCATGGGTTCCTGTCGTATTTGGAAAGCATTGCGCGGCAGGCCAAAGCTGATTTCGGAGAGGAGCGGGTACAAGACCTGCTCTCATCCCTGAGGGTGTTGTGGCAGGAGGCCAACGCCTTCCGTTCCACCTCGGCGAAGGCGTTGAGCCGCCTGATGCCGGACGCTATTTTCAGGCAACTCAAGGAATTCAAAACCCGCTACCCAGTGCCGATCCCGTATTGGGAGTTGCCCGACGATACCCGCACTTGGCTGCTGCGGTCTCAGGACGTAGTGGCGGAACGAAGTCGAGCGGATGAATTCTTGAGTGGATGGTCTGAATGGCTCCGCAATCAAGCTGCGACCGGCGAAGGAGTGCATCGGGTATCGGACGCTGCCGATCTGGCGATGCTGAGGACGTGGATGGATGATGCGGTGAAAGCCAAGTACGATATCACCAATGCGGCGGTGTACGGCGGTGAGGTCGGTGGCGAAACCGTTCGAGGAGCTTTGTCTCAGGTCAACGAGTCGATGCTCGACTATGGTGACTACAATCGCTTCGATAATTTGATGAAGGGTTTATTCCCCTTTTGGATGTTCCCTTCCCGTTCGTTGCCGTTTTGGGTGGAGTACATGACCTCGCATCCCTGGCTGCCGGCCTTCTATGCCAAGTACGTGCGACATTCACAGCGCATGGCGTATCAGGGAGGGGCTACCACGACGGACGGGAAACCGCTCCCGTCGCTCGAAGGTTACATCCCCATCCCGGGCACAACCATTTGGATCAACCCGTTGGCCCCGATGTCTTTCCGCTATGCCTTGCCGCGCGTATCGGCCCGTTATGATGAAGGTGGTCAGGAGCTAACTCCTCTTCAGCAGGTGTATGACTATTTGCGCGAGGTGGGGAGTTACTTCGGCTTTTCGTTGTCGCCCTGGGTGACGACGACGATGGTAGTGACCGGGATACAGGATACTGAACGCATCCCGGCTTGGGCCATCATTCCGCAACTCGATCTCATCCCGCCCTATTACGAGCGGCGGATGTTGGAGTGGGTGACGCGTGCTGCCTTCCCCAACGCCAAGGAATTCTGGAACACTTTTATCTCGCCCGAGGTGGGCTGGAAAGACTTTCTGATCGAGCGTCAGATGCTTCGGAATGCTCTCCAACAGATGCAGACCGGCAATCTGACTGAAGTCCAGAAACAAGCCCTCGCCTTCCGAGTCGAGGAAGCGTTGAAGGGCCGCGAGTCTCAGGAGTTGTGGCTGACGACGCGCGATCAGGTGGACGACAGCGAATACTATAAAAAGCTGGCAGGTTATTTCACCGGTTTCTTCACCCGCGAGCATACCGACGCGGATGCGACGTTCATTCAGTTACGGGATGAGATCAATCTATTGCGCGAGTCGATCAACAATGAGACCAAAGCGCGGATATTTGATTTGTCGGCGGACGCTGAGGAGCGGTATCAGTCGTGGATCAACGGTAAGTATCGGACGCCGGACGGGTACATGCTGGTGTTGTATGGTGATGTGCGCTACGTCAAGACCCCGGATGACTTGAACCCGGATAAGGAGCAGCGGCGCGACATCATTGCTCAGAAGATCAATGACCATCAGGTAACGCGGGCATACTACGACGCCCTTGCGGTCTTGGGCGCTCAACTCAATGAACGGCTGGCGTCTTTACCGGTCGGAGCGGATACCAAGGCCAGAGATGCCGTGTGGGATTGGTATTGGCCGGAGCGCCATAAAATCGAGAATGAGCCGATGTATGCCGTTGCGCAACGGAGTTGGGTCGCGGGCGAGAAACCGCAGGGGATGGTCGAACGGTACTACGAGGACGAATGGTTCCAGATGTTGCGCGAGACTAAACCGAAGTGGGATAAGAGTGGTGGTGAGACCTACGACGACTGGCAGGTGAAGGTGGAGGAGTGGCGGGCTGCTTTGCCTTATCAGGCGGAGAAGCTACAGGCCGTCTTTATCCAATCGGAGACGGATCGTATCCGAAGGAGTGGGGATAGCCCGGAGTTTGTGGCGAGCGAGTTGAGTTCGATGCAAACGGCAATGGAGCGATTGAAGACAGCTACTACGCCGGATGCCTACGACCAATGGGAGATGTCGCGTGATACGACGTATGATGCGCTTGATAGAGCGTGGAAAGAACTTCGTTGGGATGTGTATTGGGATGGTATTCGGGGAAAGAGCGGAGCGGCCAGACGGCTCTTCGAGCATGAGTTCGTCGCCAAGCCCGAACCGAGTGCCGAAGAACTCGCGGATTGGGTGCTTTCTAAATATCCTGCCGGACAATACCGGAGAGAAGACCTGATTGCGGCCGCGAAGGCTCATGGCGTGACTACGCTCGAGGATCGATTGGAACCGCAGGATGAGCATGGCAAGGCGGTGGATGACGCCTACACGGTGTTGTCCTGGCTTCCGCCGGGAAAGGCGCGTAGCAGGTTGTATGAGGAGTACGTGCGTTTGGGTGGGAAGGAAGATGATTTCTCCGTGTTCTACGACACGGGGGGAGCGTGGCGAGATGAAGAAAAACTCTATGCCTTTGTAGATCGCTTGAAGCAAGCCGCCGCCAATCTCAATCTCACCGAACCGTCGCGGGCTGAGTTAGAGGTCTACGTCGCGGTGGCGGAACTCAACGACCGTTTCCGAATTGAAGCGGCCAAGCGTCTCGGGGAGGACATCTGGCAAGTAATTGGTGCTTACGGTGCGGCATCGTCTTCGGAGCGACGTGCGATGCGGCGGCAAGATAAGCGCATTGATGCGTATTACGATTTCCGGGATGATTGGGGCGTGCTCTATCCTGAGTGGGCGCAGTATTACACGAAGGACGGTGCGAGCGGCGGCGGGTCGGTCACGTCTCGCGCCGTGCGCAGTGGTGGCGGTGGAGGAGGTGGGGGAGGTGGTGGCTGGTATTCAAGCTCAGGCAGCCCGAGAGGCGCGTCTTACGTGCCTGGGCCGGTCAGTGCTGACGAGTTCAAGTCGGCGCTGACCTACTTCGAGATGATCCGTCAGGATGGGGATTGGGAGAATGAGTGGCGCACCCGTTTGTCGGGAGAAGTGAGGACAGCGGCAGAGGCTCTTGGTCGAGCGATGAACGAGATGGAAAAGCAGACTGGTCAGCCTTTGGATTGGGAGTCGCTTTACAAATACATAGATGCCGTCCAACGGGATGGTGATTGGGCAAATGATTGGCGTACTCATTTGCCCGAACAGTTCCGGCCTCTGATTGAGGCATTGGGGAAAGCGATGGTTTCGGGAGGTCAAGTCCTCGTCGGCGGTGGGGGTGGTTATGCCGGCGGCTCCAGCGGTTCCCTGCTTTTCTCGTCCAGGTTTTATGACTGGTTGGATGCTCAGGCTGAGGCTCGCTGGCCGGGAATAGCTAAACTGTTTGACCAGTTTGTGAATATCACTGTGCTACAGGGATACGAGGCGGGCTTGGCGTTTTGGAATATGCACCCGCAATTGGCGGAGTATGACGACTTCAAAGACCAGATGAAGAAGCGGCGCAGTGATGCTTTGAAAGGAGTAGCCGATGCGGAGAAAGCCTTTCTCGGTGTGGGCGGTTATAGCGGCGGCGGGTCGGGCAGTGATCCAATTCGTGACCTGCATGAGGCTCTGGCTCAACATTTCCTTCCGTTGGGGAACCGGTCGTCGCTTAATCCGTCTGACCTGCTCAACCCGCAGAGGTTTGCCCGGGGTGGGATTAGTGGCAAGCCTATTTGGACGGACAAATTCCTCAAAACCGTCTCGCCGGTTGTGATTGCCGAGGTGCAATCAGGCCAGCCATTATCGGAACCTGCGGTTGAGCATCTGAAGGGAATCGCCGTGCGGCATCCCGAGATGAAGGCTCAGGTCGAGGCGATGATTGATGTGACCCGCCTTCACGGTCAGTCGGCTGCGTAGGGTTTGTCTAACCTTGTTTGACAACGTGTGTATCACGTTTACACTATGGCTAATCTAGGAGGTTTGTGATGTCCGATGATGTCCTTCCGTCTGTAGACCCCGGAGCCGTGCAGGAGCCGACCAGCCCTGATGTGGTGGCCGTACCGTCTACGCCGGAACCCCCCGTAGTCGATCAAAAAGTCGCTGAGTTGCAGCAACGCCTGGACAAGTTCGAGACGGATATGGCGGCGTTGCGGTCTGTGAAAGACCGCGAGCTGAATGATCTGCGAGCAGAGTCCGAACGGCGTGAAGCGGATTATCAGGCGCGCATCCGTGAGTTGGAGATGGCGACCCTCGACGATGAGGGCCGCAAGCTCTACGAAACCAAGATCACGGCCCAGCAGGTAAACGAACTTCGCCAGCAGAATGCTGCGCTACAGGCTCGGCTTCACGACGAGCAACTTGCCCGCCAGTGGGTTCAGTATTTCGAGAACTTGGGCGTGCCTCGCGACAGGATTCAAACGGGGAATGCCGAGGAAGTGTATATGAGTGGGATGGCGTTCATCGAACAGCGGCTCAAGACAAGCGGACAACCACCGACTTCCGTTCCCGGGACACCGGAAAAGAAAGCCCCAGCCGTTGCGACCGTCACCAAAGGTGGCGCACCGAAACCCGATTGGCCGTCTCTCGTGAAGCAGTACGGTAGCGAGGAGCGGGTGTATGAGTTGATCCAGTCGGGGCAGCTTTCTCCTGAGGTGATCCCGGTTTACGAATAATCGGAGAATTTCCCAATGGCCAATGCGACTCAAACAACGCTCGCCAGTGGTGTCAAGCAACAGTACGAGAAGCGCCTGCTTATGCGGGCCGTGCCTCGGCTGGTGCATGGAAACCACTGCACCAGAGCGCGTCTCAACAAGTACGGCTCGAACGAGTGGCGGCGCTATGGATCGTTGCCGACCATCTCCACCACGCTCACTGAGGGCACGACCCCGGGTGAGCAGGCCGCACCCACGATCACGGCGATTGTGGCGACTCCTTCTTGGTACGGTTCGTGGATCGGTCATTCTGATGAGTTGGAACTGACGATCTTCGATCCGTATCTGTCGGAGATCAGCGGTATCCTTGGAGAGCAAGCGGGGGTGTCGGTAGACACCATCATCCGCAATGCGCTCACCAATGGGGCCACGATTGACTACAGCGCCGGTCAGACGGCGCGGGCCAATCTTGACTCTCCACAGCATGACATCACCTATGCCGACATCGTGAAAGGTGTCGCGACGTTGGAGGGCAACAATGCCCTTCCCGTTGAGGGTGACAGCTTCGTGCTCATCTTGCACCCCCACAGCATTGCATCTTTGATGACCGACCCGACCTTCGTGGCGATGTTCCAGCAAGCCGGGCCGGGGGATGCGAGCAATCCGATGCGGAGCGGCTACATCGGTCGCATCCTGCGCTGTAACGTGTACGTCACGAGCAATGCTCGGGAATTCACGGATGCAGGTGTGGGTGGCACAACCGATGTCTACTCGGCCCTCTTCATCGGGCGCGAGGCCTACGGTTGCTCAGGCATCGCCGGGGTTGACCCGCGCACGATGGGTCTTGGCCCGGCCAATGGCGCGAACATGCCGGCCACTGGTAAGGGTCAGGCGGTTTCCCCGGTCGATCTGATTGTGAAGCCGCTCGGTTCGGCGGGTGCGGATGATCCTCTCAATCAGCGCGGGTCGTGTGGTTGGAAGACCGCGTTTGATACTCAAGTCCTGAACAATGCTTGGTTGCTCTCTCTAGAGCACACCAACCAGTTCAGTGATGACTAAGCGAGGAAATCATCATGGCTGCAAAAACTGTTCCCTTTGAGGGGGAAGTCCTCGCCAACAATGCCTTCCGTTGGCAGAGGGTGACGGCCGGCTTCGCCTCCACCAACGATGTCGTCACTATCGCGCAGACCGCCTACAGCTTGTTCGCGGTCAAAGCCGGGACGTTCGTGCGCGCCGTCTATGCCTACGTCGTCACTGCCTTCACGGCGTCGGTGACGTTGGACATTGGCGATGCTACCGATGTGGATGGTTTTCTGGCGACGGCCAAGATCGCGCCGACCTCGGCAGATACCAACTCCGTGCTGGTGGCCACCTATGCAGGCACGGCGGAAGCGTACAATGGCGGCAAGTTCTACTCGGCAGACACCAACATCAACATCACTGTTGGCGGAGCGAACCCGTTGGCGGGCAAGCTGGTCGCGTACATGGAATACCTCGACCTGAATAGTCTCGGCGTTCCAAGCTGACGGAGGTGTGACATGGCGATTACTCTATCTCCGGTCGTACTGCCGTTGCCCATCGCTTTCGACGCCGCCCGCGAGCGCCGGGAGGAAATCCTGTCGATCAAGTCGGTCAAAACGGTCGGCACGCTTGCCTACAACGATGCCTCGCCGGTGTCGTTGTGGACGGTACCCCCGGACGTGTTGGTGCTGGGTCTGACGGTCGAGGTGTTGGTGGCCTTTGCTGGCTCCTCACCCGTGTTGTCGGTCGGTGTGAGTGGTGCGACTGCGCGACATCTGGCGACCACCGATGCGACGGTGACTGCCATCGGATTCACGACGGTGTGGCGGTCACACGACTACACTGCCGGCAATACGATCATCTGCACCATCGGCGGCACGGGTCTGTCGGCGGGCACCGCCCGTTTCTGGCTGCACTACCGGCAGAATAGTGAACGAGGTCAGGGCTAATGCCGCGCAAGCGCAGGCCGCAACGCGACCTCAATCGCGAGAAAGAAATTCTCTCCGCTCCCATCAATCCTGATGGGAGCGGAGAGCAACCCGTCGTCAGGGCGCTTCTCTCCCCGGAGTTTGCGACGATGAGCGACAGCAAAGCTCTCGACATCGGGTTGGCGTTGCAGCAGTTGATCCAGGGCCAGAGTGCCCTGCTTTCCCAGCAGGACTTCTTCGCAAAGGAACTGGCTGATCTGAGAGCCAAGTTCGCTGCGTATGATGAAAGCGTCGCCCGTTTTGAAGCGGATGAGAAAGGCTTTCTCGAACAGACGTTACGGGTTGGGGAGAAGAATCGACCGACCGGCGACAAGCTCGCGGTTGCGCAGAATCGGGGTATGGCGATGTATCAGGCAGCGGTGACGACGGAGAGGCTGAAGGCCCAAAAGAAGTTTGAGGCGGAACTGGCTTCTATGCCGACTGAGACGATCACGGTTGGCGGGATTCCGCGTATGGTGCGCTCGGGTGATACTGTCGCTTTGAGGATGGAGCCGTTGATGGTGACCATCAAGCACCGGCGCTGGATACTGCCACCCAATATACCGACGGTCGTCCCGAAGGTTGTGGCCGATCAGGTGCGGGCATGGTTGCGGGCGCAGGCGGAGACCTCTGAGCGGGCGCAGGCTCTCACGGAGAACTTGCCCAGCGACGATCTGGCTCGGCGGTATCGAGACATCGACCAGAAGTACGGCACGCCGTCCGGGGCGTTGCCGGCAGGAGAGTAATCCATGCCGGGTCAGAGAGTTCAGACTGAGGCGAACAACCTTTTCCTCTACGACACCACAATCCCGAGCGGGCAATCCCTTTCGGGCACGGTCGCTTTGTTGGGTCGGGCGCTGGTGGGTATTTATATGCCCGCCGCGTGGACGACAGCGACCATCACGTATCAAGGTTCGCGGGATGGTTCGACCTGGCTGAATGTGTACACTTCGGCGGGAGCGGAGATGAACCATACGGTTGATGCGGATCGGTATGTGCCTTTGGATGTGAATGACTGGGTTGGCCTGATCTACCTGCGGATACGTTCTGGCACCAGTAGTGTGACAGTCAATCAAAGTGCTGACCGGGTGTTGTACTTGGCGGTGCGCGATGTTCGTGGTGTTGCGTAAATGGTGGACGAGTCGCCTGCGAGCGATCAGTGACCGGGCAGGTAATAATTATCTGCGGTTGTATCCCAACTTCGGTTTCGCTCTGCAATACAGAGTGAACAAAGTGAGCTACAGTCGCTTCTACGGTTGGTGTGTGCGGTTGAAGCGTGATCGGTGTGCGCTCAACTTCGATGAAGGCAAGGGCTGGTACACTTTACAGGTGTGAGATGCCGCAGTTTGCGCGCCCGAGTGCGGACGTGGCGACCGCAGGTTGGTCGCCCTTGCCTGCCTACGAACAAATCGATGAGGTGTCGCCGGATGAGGCTGATCGGGTGTCAAGCGGTTTGGCTCCTTCAACGGACACCTTAGAAGTGAGTCTCTCGGCAGTGGTTGATCCCGGGGTAGATACCGGGCATACCGTGAGAGCGCGATATCAGAAAGACGATACCGATGCCCGGCGGATTGATTTGACGGTCGGGCTGTATCAGACTACAACTCTTATCCGCCAGGAAGTTTTGGCGGACATCGCGAACGGTTGGACGACGGTGAGTTTTACACTGACGCCTTTGGAAGCCAGTGCCATCACCAACTACTCCGCATTGAGAATGCGGTTCACGGCCAACCAGGTTTAGGAGAACTCCTATGTCTCGTTACTCAGTCAGTCGCTCGAACGTCGCAATGGCGACCTCCGACGATTTGATGACTTTCATCGCCCCGGCCAATCGGCGCGTGGCGATCTACGAGGTGCATCTGACCGGCATGGGCACGACCAGTGCGGCTGGGGAGGTGCGGGTAGCTCGCTCGACCGGCGGCACGACCGGTGGTGGTGCTCTCACAGCCGAACCGCTCGATCCCGACTCGGTGGCGGCAGGTTCAACGGTCAACAGCACCTGGTCTACCCAACCGACTATCGGCAACGTGATGCTGCGCCTCGGGGTCAATCAGAACGGAGCACTCAACCGGTGGGTTGCCCGGCCCGGCAGTGAAATTGTCCTGCGGAATGCGGGGCAGATCAGTATTCGGCCAGCCGTCGGCACGCACAGCATTTCTATCCACGTCCTCTTTGAGGAGTGGTAAGCCCAGAGCGGGCTGTGCTCTCCTCGGCACAGCCCGCTCTGCGGATGGTTGAGTAAAACAGCAATGCCCGTTGCGTGGTTTGTCGTTCCCTACAAACGTCTTCTCGGGCAGTTGAGGCCGACTCGCTACTGCGCTATGGATGACCATACGGCCCTGATTGCATCTGAGGGAGGGGCGTGGGCCGAGACGGAAATTCTAGGGGATCGGGCGCTTGTCAAAGTCAGAGCCAATCCATCGACATTGACGATGCTCAACTCCATCCCTGGGTACATCCGGTTGCCCAAGGACGGGATGGACGATTCCTTATCCGATTTGTCATCTGTCCAGAAGCAGGCTGTGAGAGATTTGATAATCGACTGCGGTTATTCTCCGTCCGAGTTTGGTGATCGGTTTCCAGCCGATCTCGGGTCTTATACTCTTGGAGATGTGATGCGTTTCATGGCGACGAGAAGGCGAAGGCCCCGTTATGATAGTAGCCTCGACGCTATCGTGTTGGATGGGGCCATTCAATCTTGTCGCGATGTTGGCGGGGTGGATACCGAGGTAATCTGATGTTTCCCACAACGGGAGTCATCGACGACTTCAATCGAGCGGATGAAAATCTAAGCTCCGGTAATTGGGCATCCCCTACATACAGCGGGGATATAGCCCCCGCTGTTTTCAGCAATCAGGTCAGGTCGTCGTCATCTGGATCGAGTTTCGCTGATGCTTATTGGGCGGCGACGACGTTCGGCCCGGATTGTGAAGCCTACTTCACGATCTCTACTTTACCGTCCGGCACCGAAATAATTTATTTGGATATTCGCATCCAATCACCCGGAACTTCGGGTATGGATTGCTACGAGGTCGTGTGGGACGCGAGCAGTGCTACCGCCCGAATCTACCGGATAGACGACGGAACCAACACGCTGTTGGGATCAACGGTTAGCGTCGCGTACAATGCCGGTGACGGCTACGGGTTTGGAGTTATAGGCTCTTCCATCACGTTGTATCGCCGCGTAAGCGGCGTATGGTCGTCACAGGCAACACGCACCGATTCGACTTACAGTAGTGCGGGCAACATCGGTCTCGGGTGTCAGGCGCAGACGGTTCGCCTGGATGATTTTGGGGGTGGCACAGTTGTATTGAGTCGTCAGAATTTGCTTCTGTTAGGAGTGGGGTAAATGGCTGACAACTATCAAACCAACTCGGCCAGCGGCGGCAATACTTTTGCCAGTGACGACATCAGCAGTGTGCATTATGCGCGGGTCAAACGGTCGGTCGGCCGTGATGGGCAAGCGGCGGATGTCGGCACTCGTTTCTCTCTACTTTCGGCGGCCTCGACCAATGCGACCAATGTCAAGGCCAGTGCGGGTGTGTTGTGGGCTATCCTTGCAACCAACCTCAACGCCGCCGTGCGGTATCTGAAGTTCCACAACACTGCCGGTACGCCGACAGCGGGCAGCGGTGTTGTGGCCCGGTTCGCTATCCCGGGCAACACAGCCGGGGCCGGCTTTGCTTGGAATCTTGATCCGGGCTGGGATTTCGATACCGGGATCGGCATTACCCTCGTGACCGGGGCGGCGGATAGCGATAGCACAGCGGTCGCGGCGAATGAGTTGGTAATCAACTTGGTGTATACCTGATGCGTGCAGATCGAGTGATGGAAACGTCCACGACGACCGGTACGGGAGCGTTCTCGCTCGCCGGGGCCGTGACGGGGTATCGCACGTTCAATGTTGGGATCGGAGTCGGCCCGCTGGTGCATTACGTGATTGAAGCGGTAGATGCGAACTCCATCCCTACCGGCGAGTGGGAGGTAGGCGAGGGGTATCTGAGCGGATCGAGTACGTTGGTACGCAACAAAGTGATCGCCAGCAGCAATTCCAATGCGCTGGTCAATTTCTCGGCGGGAACCAAGCGAGTGTTCAACGCCTGGCCCGCTTATCAAGTTCAAGGAAAAGGTATTGCGGTAGCCCTGAGGCAGGGCTACGGGATGCCGTGAGGTGACAGATGCCCGCAAACTCCGACCCGATTTGGACTGCCCAAGGAGAACTCGCCAACAACGGCCTCACTGGCATGAACCAGTTAGTGACTGCGGCGGCGAATGATTACACGGGTGCAGGGGCGAACAACTCTCTTATTTTCACGGCCGATGCGATCTGGGGATCGTTCGTGCAGCGAATCCGTTTCAAGGCGGGCGGCACGAATGTCGCTTCGGTTGCCCGCATCTTTATCAACAACGGCTCGGCCAACACGACGGCGACCAACAATACGTTCTATGGGGAAGTTTCCTTGCCGGCCACGACTGCCATCGCGACGGCGGCGACGGTTGATATTGATTACCCATTAGGCTTTGCGTTGCCGCCGGGTTTCCGGCTGTACTTCGGTCTCGGCACGGCGGTTGCGGCGGGTTGGGTTGCGATTGTGATTGGCGGGAATTACTAATGCTGGATGTCTTCGGGCTACCATCCGATGTGAAGGGCGATGTGCAGGTTTTCAATCGTCCTTCGACAGTGACCAATACTCAATGGCTGACATGGATACGCCCGCGTGGGGTGTCCATGTTGTACATCCTGTGTATTGGTGGAGGGGGTGGAGGGGGTGGAGGGTTTTCGGCAGCGGCGGGTAGTGCTAGAGGTGGTGGGGGAGGCGGGGGCAGTTCCGGCATGAGCCGAGTAATTTTACCGGCTATCCTTTTGCCGAAGACGTTGTACATCCAGGTCGGGGCTGGCGGTTCGGGCGTTAGTTCCGGCACGGCGGGTTCGGGTGTCCTGTCCTACGTCGCAGTCGCTCCTAACACGACTGCGACGAATGTTGTGGTGGTGTCCGGTAATGCGGGGGCCGTCGGTGGCGGTTCTGGATCGGGTACGGCGGCTGGAACCGCAGGCACAGCAGGGACGATTGCTACCATTGCCAATATGCCGCTGGCAGGTCTCGGCATCTACACGCTGATTGCGGGTCAGATAGGCATTGCAGGTGGAGCGCAGAGCGGAGCGGCCGGCGGCAATACAACTATTGCTACTACCAGTGTCCTCACTCAGGGAGGTGCGGGCGGTGCCGGTACTCAGTCCGCTGACTTTGCAGGTGGCGGGATCACAGCCATTTCTAATTCTCTTATTTCTGAGGTCAGGCCCATCGCGCCGGCAGCGGGCAGCAACAATGGCAGTGGCGGGTTCGGCTACGAGATTCCTTGCTTTTCGTTTGCAGGGTTGGGTGGGTCGTCCTCTAATGCAAGCATTGGAGGTCAGGGTGGGAACGGTGGGTACGGCTCGGGCGGAGGCGGAGGCGGAGGCGGCACAACCGGCGGTCGCGGCGGTGATGGAGGCCCGGGTCTGGTTGTTATCATTGGATGGTGAGGCGCGACACTATCCAGGTGCACGAGTAGCGGATGTCCATCGGTTCTAGTCCGCTGTCATCGTTCCCTATTTCCGGGGACAAACGAGTAGAAACAGTCGGGCGCGGCGGGAATGCTGCGCCTCTTCCGTTTCTGGAATCCTTGTTCGGCACGACGGTCATCGTCGATCAGCCGCAAGTTCTTCTCCCTGATCCGGTCAATTTAGAAGATGGGGATGATGGTCAGGATTACGGTTTCGTCTACACCATTACCGAAGCGGCGGCGGTGGTCGAGGAACTGCCCGCCGTCAGTCTGCCAGATTCGTTTGATGAGGAAGATCGAGAATTCGGGTTTGTTCAGTCTGCCGTTGAAGACCCCGACTTGCTGGCAGTTGCGACAGTAGAGTTCTTTGATGACACCGGTGATATTGACCTCAGCTTCTACACCGATTTCCAATCCGCTCTCGAAGAGCCGGTCGCAGACATCCTCCAGTCTGCATTTGATGCGGTTGTGGATGATGACGTCGAATTCGATTACACCGTGTTGTGGTCGGGTGCGGACGAATTCGTTGCGCCGATACTTTTCTTTGAAACAGCAGAGATCGAATTCGACGAGTTGCTGGTCGAAGGTTTCACCTACCAGTTCATTGCGGATGATGAACCGGCGGTTAGCGTTACCGATTTCTTCGGCTTTGAGGTTGAAGAAGAACAGCCTGTCGAACTGCTGGTATGGACGTTCTCGCCTCCCGAGGTCATCGAAGATTTCCCGTTGCCGTTCAGTCTGTACGCGCCTCATGAAGTCGAACCGGAGGAGGCGGAACTGGCCGACATTTTCTTCGGTCACGTCCACAGTAATGTAAACCTGGTCAACAGTGACCGCCGGGCGCAAGTGGCGTGGGCGGAATTGGAAGTGCCTGATTTGTCCAGCAGCGCTGGGGAGCAGCGCCGAGGTTGGTGGTGGTGGTACGAGTAAATATAATGGGATGCGATTATGGCTGAACCGACCAATACCCGACCAGCCTTGCGACGGGCCATCTGCCAAGCTCTTCAGATGCCGTTCTTTCAACGATTCGCGGCTGATCCGTTCATGTCTGCCTCGACCTCAACAAGTGCGGATTGCACGGAACTGACTCAGGCTGACGACTTCTGGAACAATCAATGGTTGTACAACGTGACGCTGGGGGGACAGTCGCTCATCACCGATTTTGCGGCGGCTACCGACCGGCTGACACTGGAAACCCCCATCACCGGACAAACCGGGGCGGGCAATTCTTTTCAAATTCTGTCACGCTGGAACGTGCTTGAGGTGCACGAGGCTTTGAATCAGGCGTTGGAGGACGCCTTTCCCGCTTTCTTCGACTACGTGACCGACGAGAATATCGTGTTGCAGGAGAATCAACTGAGTTATTCATTCTCACGAATGACGACGGCCCCCTGGTTGATTGCGAAGATATGGATGGAGAATCCGCGCATGGTGCTGCGTGGCGAGATTACGAGTGTCACGTCGGCCTCCGATTTCCTGGTATCGTCATTCATCGGCCAGTTCGCCGGGTTGCCTGCGGGCAGTCGCTACGTCTCCATTTACTCCAACACAGGCGGGGCGGCTGAGGGGTATGCTCGGGCGGTTACGACTCTGACGGACGGGACGGGCCGCATCGAGTGTTCAGCATTCCCGGCCACGCCGGTTGTCGGACAGAAGGTCGCGGTGTGGGTGCCGAGTTATCAGTTGCATGATTGGATGAGAATTTTCGTGGCGCGATTCGATGCCAAAGAATTTCCCGACCAGTTGTATCTGTCGAGACGTTATTATGAATGTGAAGGGTTGAGGCTGCGAGTAGAGTACACAGCCCGTCCGACCCCGATGCTACCCGTCCTTGCGACTGGCACGGCAGATGCAGCACTGACGACGGTAGTGCCGAAGGAGTACCTGCTGCACGCGACGCTGGCGAAGTTGTATGCGATGAAAATCAACGACAATCGGGTAGATCGGTCGCGCTATGCGTCCTTGGCAGACTGGCACAACACTAAAGCGATAGAGTACCGGAATATGCGGGCGTTCCGCAAGCCGGATCAGACCCTGTGGCAAGAAGGTGATACCGTGTTGGGTGATGAACAAGACCCGCTCGGGTGGAGGTCACGCTGATGGTGAGTAAGACTTACTCGATAACTCCCGGGATTGGGATCAATCCCTGGGAGGGGAGTGGAAGAGACGGCGATAGAGTGCCCCCGCCGAGGGTTGGCCTGCCGCCCGGGGGAACGCCTGCCCCCATTCACGAGACGCCGCCGCTCCCAATCGATCAACCCCCGCCCAGGTGGTTATCGGGGATGCCACCGCCTGGCATCGAACAGGGGTATCGGCAGGGTTTCAAGCTGGGGATGATTAGCGATCCCGGCCCAGGTCGCAAACCAAAGACTCCCCCGACCCCAGCGCCTCCGCCCGTGCTCGGCGTGCCTCCGGTCGTGCCGCATACAGCCGTCCCGTTCAGTGGAATTGCACCGCTGCAAGTGGCGCGGCCGACTTTCAATAGCCGGACACAAGTAGTGGACTTCATCGCCCGTATGAAGAAGATGCGGGCATCGAGGGCGTAATGCCTGCGACCCCGGCACGTGGTCACATCCTTCTCAATGGTCGGCCCTATCGGGTCGATCTGGAATCATATCGGCAGTCGGACGTGGTGGACTTCTCGCCTCGCCGGGCGACGCCGGGCGGCTCAATTCTTCATTCTGAGTTGGGTCTGTACCAGCCGCTCCTCCAAACGGACTGGCGGCATGGTTTCGGCTTCTCGTGGTTCGATGATGCGATGGGTTATCTGCGAACGGACGGCCGCGTGGATACCCGCCACAGCGGTGTGGCGATGTTGTACACCAACAGCACGTCGAGTGACACCAACAACAATCGCAAAGAGGGCTTTACTGCTTTCAATGGTGACTGGTGGGGGTTTGGGGCAGGCGGGTTACGTCGTTACAACTCAGGGGCGTGGTCGGACAGCGGCGGCTACGGCGCGGTACAGGCTGTCCTGGCAACCGGCTCTTACCTTTTCGTCTCTCGTACCGGGGCCAACCGATTGCGTCGTGTGACGACCGGCTTGGTGCATCAGGACGCCGGTTTAGACGCCAATGCCAACGACTATTCATGGCTGGTGATTCACAACGGGTTGGTGTACGCGGGCAAGGCGAACACCAATCGGGTACACTTTTCCAATCAGGAAGACCTTTCTGATCTGGAAGGCACTACTTCTGATCCCGACGCCATCTACGTCGGTTTCGGCAATTTCACGACCGTCGGAGCCATCTCTTTCAACGGCAAGCTCTACGTCTTCCGTCACGATGGGATGTGGACGATTGACGAGCAGCGCATTGCGCGCAAGGTGCTTGATTTCTCCGACCAGGTGAGCGGCAACAACTTTCGGTCGTGGGCGGTTCATAACGGCCAGTTGGTCTTTCCCATCCGTGATCGTATTTTTCAGTGGAACGGTGTACGGCTGGCCGACATTACCCCGCCGCGCGTCTCTGATGTCTTCCCCTACATCACCTACGGCAACTTCGACAATTTCGTGTCGGTGGGCCGCTTTCTCTATTGCACTGCTCGTGACAATCAGTTCTCGTATGCTGAAGACCTGCTGTGTTATGACGGGGTGGGTTGGTTCAAGCTGGCGAATTTGATGAGTGGAACGACGGGCAGTATCTCCGCGATGGCCTACGATGCTGTCAACAATTATCTGTGGTATCACCACGACACAACGGCGGATGCGACCTACTACATCCAACAGCAAAATCTGAGCGAGTTCCCGTACTCCAACTTCCCTACCACCGGTACTCATTCCCTGCTCACCAGCCGCCTCGATATGGGTTTTAGGCGCGTCATCAAGTCAGTCACGTCTCTGATAGTCGAGACCTCGGCGGTGAGCGCCAACGTCAACATCCCGGTCTACTATTCTTTGGATGGGGGCCCTTGGGTGTTGTGGAGCACAGTCGCAGTGAGTGGAGTGACGGAACTTACCAATCCGGGAGGCAATCCGTCGGTCGAGTTTCGGTTCATTCGGTTGCGGTTTGATTTCGTGACCAACAGCTTTCAGCAAACCCCGGTGTTGGAGGGGTTCACGCTGCGCTTCATTATGCGGCCTGATGTGCGCTATGGTTGGAGCTTCAACATCCCGGCGGCGTCGCACATGGAACATGCCGGGATGGAGGACGAGCGCACAGCCTACGACATTGTGACGAACTTGAGGGCGGATCGAGATAGCAAGGCCCCGTTGACCTACACCGACATCTGGGGCGATGTGTGGCGGGTGTATATATCTGCTTTCACTATCCGCGCAGTTGAGATGCACTCAGACGGTGAGGGAGAGGACAACGCCCCCGACATAGAGCATGTCGTCCAGGTGAACTTGGTGGAGGCTGCGTAATGCCGCCTCGTCGTAAGCCCACTTTCACGCGGATCAAACTGACTTGGAAGAGCAAGCAATTTCGCATCCGCGTCCCCCAACCCACCGACAGGCCCTTGCGGTTGCACCGCCGCGATTTGTTGCGGACGGAACTGCTGAGGCCGGATCGGTGGTACTTCGTTACGCACCGGCGCGGGCCGCAACGAACTTTGGTGGGCGAAGACCCTCTGGAGGCCAGGGCTACGCAGGGGATTACCGGCACGCTCCCTGAGCGCATCGTTCACAAGTATCTGACCACCGTCCTGCGTTTCGTGGAAGGGTCAGACTTCTCGATGCAATCGTCGTTGGAGGGTGGGCGGGTGGAATTGGGCGGGTTGGTAGCCGACTTCTTGTTTCCTCGGTTGGGGTTGGTACTCAATCCAGCCGGCCCGACCCACGAGGCGTTCCTGCGTATCCGCAAAGACGAGGAGCAAAATCAGATATTCGCGGAGTATGGTTACCTTCAGTATATTTTCGATGACGACATCTGTTATCGAGAGGATAAGCTGGAAGAATTCATGCGGATGGTGTTCAGACTCGGCCCGGTCGGAGGTGGCGGGGGCGCATTTGGCCCGCACGATCATCCACAACAATCATTGCCAGTGACAGACTTGAATCAGCTGAGTAATCTAATCCATTCTTTGTTTCTCAACGTTACTGCGTTGGAGGGATTGAATGGCTGATCTACAGCAGCTTTTGGACGTTCTAAATGACATCAACATGCGGGTGCAGGGGATCGCTTCCCGGCAAGCGATTGCGGGTACCACGCAGGTGATTGTGGTGTCGGGTCTGTCGGATATTACGCCGCAACTCGGCTTGATTACGGCAGGCGAGTTCCGGGCGGGGAACGGGCGTGAGCCGGGCTTGGGGTTCTCCGGTGTCCGAATCGCCTACCCTGCGATGGTGTATGGCGGATCGCAATGGCATGTCGTCGGGATCAACAACGATATTTTACAGTTCGGTCTGCGAGCGACCGATGGGGTAGCCCTCGCAGGTGGCGGAGTGGTGACGTTAGACGCGAACGGCATCTCCATATCGGTCACAACCGCACCATCAAGCGTCCGTTCCATCAAGTTTCTCGACGGGGCTACAGAGGTTGGCGTAATCAGTTCTTTTGACAACGGTACTACATCGAGCATCGATATAGGAGCCTCCCGCACTAGCCGCGATACTAGAACTCGTTTGATTTCGCAGGCAAGTTCCGGTCAAAATGCCGTCAGTCTTATTACCAGCATCTACAACGGCCTCACCGCTGCGTCAGTTCAAGCGACAGCGAATTCTTTCGGTGCGGAAGTCGACATCGAGGGGAACGTCGATATAAATGGATCGATTCGTATAAGCACGGCGCTTGGTGCACGGGCGTACAACAGTGTCGCCTTCACGCACAACTCGACGGGTAACTGGTTGGCTGTCCCGCTTGATAGCGAGCGATTCGACACTGACGGCATTCACTCGACGACTACAAACACCAGCCGCATGACCGCTCAACGATCAGGCGTCTATCAGATCAACGGCAATATCGAGTTTGACAGCAATTCCACCGGCGTTCGCGCAGTCGGAATCAGGCTGAACGGATCGACATTTATCGCGGCGGTGCGGATGACTGCCATAAACGGAGTCAATCATCCGCTCAGTGTGTCATGCCACTACTCGATGTTGGCAGGCGACTACGTGGAGCTTATGGCGTATCAAAACAGCGGGGGGAATTTGAATGTGAACGCGGTCCCCAACTGGACGCCCGATATTTCGATGGTGAGGGCTGCATGATCGTCACGACCGGGAGCAAATTCGGGCCGCATGTCCTTCGCAACGGCGAAGCAGGCGAGAAAGCCTTACTCAGAGCTAAACATGAAGGCTGGGCGTGGCCGATCCACAAGAACGTTCACGTCGAGAGTTTGGCTCTCACAGCCAAACGCATCAATCCAAAGACAATCACCGTTACCAGAATCAAGACGGCTTGGGATGACCCGTCGTACATTTTCGGCAAGTCGAACTATGAGCATGAAGCTCGTATCCTGTTGGACTTCGTGCGCTCCGAGGTTCCCGTAGACGTAGAATGGAACGCCGCTGATTACAAAGAGGTGTTGAACGAGAGTGACCCGCCCGGCGTGGCGGGGTATCGGGAGTTGGGGTTGTTCTGGCAGCAGGTGTGTCGGGAAGCGGAACGGCGGGGATTTCGAGTGGCTGGCCCGGCATTCAACTACGGGACGCCTGAGTGGGGTGAGATGCAGGCGTTCGTGGACACAGGTGTATTCGTGGATATGAAGCGAGGCGGGCATGTCCTGACGGTGCATGAGGGCATCTTGCCCCACGAAAGTCTGACCCCGCCCTGGGCCGGAGTGCTGGGGGTTGACCCCGACGCACGTCCTATTCCGGGAGCACCTTTCGTTTTCGGGGCCGGAGATGGCAATCTGCGCTACCGCTATTTGTACGCCCTCTTGAAGCGAATCGGACAGGTCGTGCCTCTCATTGTGTCCGAGTGGTACGGCGGTGGGACTTACGACCCGGCCCATATCTCAGTCACGCTCCGCAATCTTTTCTGGTACGACCTGGAGGTGCGGAAAGACTGGTACGTGCTCGGGGTTACTCCTTTCACTTGCGATCCCGACGAACGGTGGTCGGAGCAAAACTATAATTATCTGCTGGAGTCGTGGATGCTGTACATGAGGTCGCAACGAGACATCCCCAATGCTCTGCCTGAGACTATCCCGCCGTCCTCGGTGCGAACTAATCAGGATGTTATCAATGCGCTCAACCGAGCGCGCAAAAGGCTGGCTTACGGTAGCGATTGGTGGCAGCGGTTGGCAGTCAAAGGTGGCATGGGTTATCTGGCCGACCGCCGCAAAGACCCCTATGATGGGCCGTTCAATCTGAGTCCGACTGAGATTGCGACCATCCTTCGGGAGTTGACGGGCGGCGGCTGAAGTCGGATACTAAGGGTGAAAGGAAGGAAGATATGGAACTCTCGTTGATCGACCGCTTGGTAGTGGCCTATCTGATTGCGACTATCCAACAGGTGAACCGTGAGGATGGGCGGGTAGTGGTGGCATTGAGCACTCGCTTGAAACTGGACGAACTCCACAATCGCACCTTCAATTTGAAGGAGGCTGACCCTCTCAAGTATCCGTACGACCTCACCCGCGAGAATAAGTTGTGGCTGCTGACTCAGATCGAGAAACTATTTGCGGCGGGTCGGATGTCAGTGGTCTATGTGGAGCATGTCCTCAACTTCGAGGAAGCGTTGCAAAAGGAAATCGCGGGTTAACCCGCATCATCGTAAGGAGAATGTCATGTTGGAACTTCTGTTGAAAGAAATGACCCCGGAACGGGTAGCGGGACTGGCCGGTGTCCTCCTCGCTATCGGATTGGAGCGAGTGCCCGGTCTGTCCGACTGGTTCGGGGCGCTCCAGCCGTCTCAGAAAGCCGGGCTGATGGCGCTCCTGACCGGCTTGGTCGTGCTGGTCGTGTTTTCAGCTTCGTGCGGCGGGGTAGCGACTGCGATGACCTGCGACGTGGCCGGCGGTGTTCGGGCGCTGGACATCTGGTTCGTATCTTTAGGGACGAATCAGGCGACTCACCTGTTGACAAAGAAACGCAAAGCGCAATAATTGGGGTAAGTCTCCCCCGATCCCCGTAGTGCCCCAATAGAAAAGCCCCGGCTCGCCCACCGGGGCTTTTCTATTCAGTCGGTCGCAACCCACGATTTGAGTTTCAGGCGTTCGGTGATCTGCGCATTGGGATGGCAGACGGTTATCTCGAACTCGCGCCACTCCTGAAGCGAGAACGTCAGCTTCCCAATCTCGTGCCAGTCCTCGTGATGTCCGGCAGTCAGGCGCACCACGACCTGTTCGGGTGTGCGCTCAACCACCGTGTATTTGAAGTCAGTCATGGTTCCCACAATTTAATCCTGTCCCTGTGGCGCAATTCCTTTGCCACCTCTGCCAGGAACGTGACCCGGGCAGTTGCCATCTCCGGGTGTCGTTGTAGCAGGGTCACATACAGCCCTGACCAACCTCGGGCTGCGACCTGAAGCTCCACGCTATCCAACCGGTCGGGACAGTTGGCGTAGTCGGGTATCGCGGGGTGATGCGGTTCTACGACTTCATGGCCGCAGATCAGACACTGCCCCTGGATGAACTCTCCATCGCACCACGACTGGGGGTCGATCATCTCCAGCCATTCCAGGATGAGGCGGTCATAATCGTCCATAGTAATCTCTCCCGTAGATGAGGATAGACAAGGCAGCGGCGGCGTCCGGCTTGAGATGAGGCCATCGGGCATGGGCTTTCTTCTTGCCATCTCCCAACACTGCCTTGCGTACGGTTTGGATGTGGGCCAGCGTCACACGCTTGGCTCGAAAGCCTTGGTAGAGGATGGCAAAGCACATACCGCGCATCATCCCCAGCCCGGCCTCGCCTCGACCTCGGCTGTAGGCGGCCGCCTCAATGAACGCGCGGCCTTGCCCAACATGGTGAAATATCTGGTCGGACATGCCGTACAGCAGTCCGGCGATCTCCACCAGTCGATTCTCGATCCGGTCGGGAGCGTGGGGGAAGTCGCACTGCACCGCATAGCCAGAGCAGTCACGTTGATAGGCGACCCCGAAATGTTCCGTGCCCGGATCGATGGCAATAATCACCTCCGCAGTCTGAACGTGGGTGCTGAAGGGATACACTTGGATGGGGAGGGATAGCCCGGCATGTACGAAGGGGGCCGGGTCGAAGATGATGTCGCTCATTCAGCCGTCTCCTCGACCGGTTCGTCCTTGACGCGCCGCTGATATTTATCTTCCCACCCCTTCACGTTGTAGCAGAGAGCATCGAATGGGCAGTAGCCGCAATTGAAGCCCCGGTTCTTCGGGAAGACGGTCGCGCCTTTCACCGTGTCAATCGCCTCAGCCAGGTTCTTGCTGTCCGCCGGGATGCGCCGGTACGATACGGTGAGGTGCCGGCCCCCTTGAGAAGCGACGAGGAAGGCTATCAGAGTCGGCCAGGTTCGGTAGGGTTTCAGGTCGCGTTTGTCGGTGGGCGGGATGAGATAAGCGGCGGCTTGAAAGCCCTGTCCTTTGGGGTACCCCCCGTCCGGCCCTCTTGTCCAGTTGCTTTTGGCGGTCTTGTAATCCACGATAATCCCTTCCCGACCCAATCGGGCTTTCACGTCAATCACTCGCACCAACCGCACGCCATGGAACTCCACTACCTGGCGCTGTTCCGTCTGTAGGACGGTGTACGGCTCGGCCATTGCCTTCAGGTTCCGGTAGAAGAAAGCCGACCGTTCGTTCAGCGTGGCTGGATTTTTCTCGCCCGCCAACGCCGCGTGCGTGTCAATCCCATCCTGCAACTCCGCCGACAAGCGGAGGGGTTTCCATTCCTGCTGATACCGGTAGCGGGCGGGGCAGGAAAAGAAAGCGGTCAGACCGGAGGGCGAGATCGAGAAAGTCTTACTCACTCTTCACCTCCTGGGTTTCCCACTTGCATAGGATGACCGAGAGACAGACAATCCGGCGCTTCATTTCTGCCTGCCTTTCTTTTTCTTGGCAGGCCGAGGGATGAGTACCGGTTCGAGGTCGGTGGCGTTCGTCTCCGCCTCGTTCTCGGTTGGCACTTCCTTTAGCGCCGCCTCACACTCCGCCTTGACGTACCGGGCGAGGGCGGCATGGAAGGGCTGGAACAGTCCAGGCTTGTTGTCCAGTTGGGCGTGCAACACCAGTTGGGTGTGACGAGGTAGCTTCTCTCCGTCAATCATTAGGTAGCCTTGGCTGTTCTTCTCGGCCAATCCAAGGGCTAGGCAATCCTCGACGGCGGTCAGGTCGCGGCTCAGGCCGATGTTGTCGAGTACCACGAATTGAAATTCCCGACCTTTGCCGCCGTAGGTGTTCTTTTCCACCTTCCCCTCGGCGACAAACCCCGCCCCGTCGAGGTGTTTGGTCTCACGGCTCTTGCGCCACGTCATCAGTCGCACCTTCGCCAGCGACCGATACACATCACCGCCGGGAGTTGTCACCATGCCTGGCACCATCGAACCGATGACGGGGGTGACATGGTTGAGGAAGAAAACGACTTTGGGTTCGTCGATATTGAGGAACACGCCCACCAAGTCCCGCCCGAATTGGGCCATGAGCTTTGCCCGCTTACCGACGAAGGCTTCGCCGTAGTCCCCATCCGCCTCGGCTCTGGGCTGCACGCTGTTGACGTTATCGAATATAGCCGCGCCTACTCCTGGCTCGCGCAGTTTCCGCACCATCGCCTTCATCACATCTTCATGGGCACGGCGCACGCCCTTCTCATCCTTCAGTTCAACGATGTGGATAACCTTGTCGGTGCGCCCGCTCTGTTCGATAGCGGAGCGGGCGTAATCCCTGTCCAATATCTCCGCGACGCACGCAATTACTACTTCCCTGCCCGGAGCCATCCCGACCAGATAATCGGCGAGGGTGTTCTTGCCGGTGTCGGGCTTGCCGTATATCTCGTGGTAGCATCCCAAAGGCAGTCCCGGCTTGAGTGTCCTCACTCCTCCAATCACAGGCCGACCGGCCACTGCCAGGTCGAGTGTCGTCAGTCCCGTCAGCATTCGGGTCACAGTGGAGTCGTTCCCGGTGAAGGTCGTCATCTAACCCTCGCGCAGAATGCCCGCCGTGCGCAGGATACGTTCGATGGCGTCCCGGCGGATGTCGTTCTTCAAGTCCTTCGTGGTAATCATCAGAAAGCCGAGGGTGACCGGTTTGCTCTCGCCTTGATAAGCGACCAGACTGCCGTCGGCTTTGAGGCGCAGGTGGATGGCTTGCTTGCCACTGGTTGGAGCGCCGCGCACCTCGATGACGATTTGGCGGACGGTGCTCTTGGTGGAGGCCTCCGTCACTCGCCTCCATTGGTCATCGCTCAGACCGTCATTGACGGCGGATGGCAAGAGCAGCAAAGTCTCAACCGGCATCCGCATCAGTTGAGGGGAGGCCCAATCCGGCACTTTGGGGTTGTTGAACAGCGAGGCCCACATCTTTACGTACTTGTCGGCAGTCCCCGGGGCTACGCCCAGGTTCAGATGGACGGCGTTGAGATAGGAGTCGTACGGGTCACCTTCCAACTTTTCTTTGGCAAACTCCCTCTCCCACCACTGCCAGAGAGTGTACAGACTGCCCGCCAGGATTTTCCCTTTCTTCTGTTGACCCCGGAACTCATCGCGCAGCATCCCCCACACCTCATCGGGCTTGCCCTCCTCGGTCAACAGGGCATGTACCAGACCAATAAACTCATTGACCTCCTTCACATCTTTCTTGTCGAGCATGAGACTGATGTCCGTGCCGCCATTCTTAATCATGTTTGGATTCTCCTTGGAAGAAGGTCATGCCGGGCGCGTCCAAGTAGTCTTGTCCGACCCCGATGACCAAGCGAACTTGCCTCACAAACTCTTCGTACTGCCTGATGGTGTCCCACTGCACCGGCACAATCTCTACCCGCCCGCCGTGTAAACGGGTAGCGATTACCACTACGGATTGTCGCCCGGTGGTGCTGACATCGGCGGCAGTCACGGTTTGTCCGATCATCCATTGGCGGATGTCGGACAGTTCCTGGTCGATCCCCAACCACTGTCTCAATCTACTTCTTAGCCATTGTTGCATGGAACACCTCCAAGGCATGCCTGAATTCTCCCGCTACACTGTCCTCTTGTAGCAGTGCGGCGGGGTTGTACGTTGGCACTACGATCTTCCTGGCAAAGACATCCGTCAGCACCAGACCGCTCACATCTCCTACCGGAGCGTTAAGGTAGTAAGAGACCACATCCGATCCCAACAGCAGGACGCCCCGCTTGCCCGTGATTTCGGCTGACAACCGCCGAGCATGAAACCGGCGACTGGAATCCAGCGCCGCGAGGGCGGCGGCTCCCTTTCCTTTGAGGTCGGGCTTGGGGTGCGGCCACAGGTTCGTGATGCGGAAGTCGCTGAACTTCCAGCCGAGACGCTTCAACTCTTCCTCCAGCACATAGCCGGCTGGCCCGGCGAAAGGCTCGCCGTGCTTCATCTCATGCTCCCCGCAATACTCTCCGATGATGAGGAGCTTCGACGAGACCGGCCCAAGAGTCGGGATGGACGGCGCATTACACGCAGGGCATTGCATCTAAACCTCCGACCAACTCGACCCGATGTGGTAGTCAGACCCGAACGGGATGTCGGGGATGATTTCATTCGCTGCCAGCCGCAAGCATTCCTGGATTAGGGCGACGTATGGTTTGGTCAATCGATTCGGCACATCCGCCACTACCTCGTCGTGCACCAAAGCAACGATACGGTAGGGCCAGCCTCGGGCCTGACATTCTCGATGGAAGTAACCGACGGCGAGCTTGGTCGCCTCCGCCGCGCCGCATTGGATGGGATTGTTGATGGCGTTGTTCTCACTCTTGCGGATGTAGGGGTTGATATAGATGCGCCGCCCGGTGGGACTCCGCGTGAAACCGTGTTCCTTCGCAAAACGCCGATACCGGTTGATGTACAGCGGCACGCCGGGATACCGCTCGAAGTAACGATGGATGACATACTCCGCCTGCGCGAGGGTAGCCGAACTTCGTTGTACCAGCCCCTCCGGGGTCAGCCCGTAGCCGATGCCGAGGTTCACGCTCTTGGCGAATTTGTATTCGTCCTCATCTTTTTGAACAGGACGGCCATACACATCCTCGGCCACCAACAGGTGACAGTTCTTCCCGGTCTGGAAATTGGCGAGCAGTCCCTTGTCCCCCGACAGATATGCCAGGACGCGCGGTTCCTGCTGGCTGACATCCACTGACACCATGTTGTGATTGGGACTGGCGATGAAACACTCCCGGTACTCCGGGGTCTTGCGGACGGGGATGTTCTGCAAGTTCGGCTCGCTGCTGCTCATGCGACTGGTGCTGGCCCCGATCACCGACCACCCCGCATACACATAGCCGTCCTCGAGGAACTCCTCAATCCAGTTTTCACCGTAGGTGGACGCGTTTCTGCTTGCGCCTCGACAGTCGAGGATGGCCTCGATCTCGGGGTAATCGTTTCGAAATTTCTCGATCACTTTCTCGGCAGTGCTTTCCAGCGTCAGGCCGTGACGTGCCATCAACACGTCTCTCACTTGCACTGGAGACCGGGGATTGAAACCCAACTCCCGTTCCAATCGTAACGCCTTGGCCTTCTCTCGTTTGGCCAGTTCCAACCACCGCCGACTCTCCAAACGGATAGGCGGCATGTCGAGGATCGCCGAAATCATCGGCTTCTCAATCTTCTCGAAGAGTCGGAAGTCTTGACGGTCGTCATCACTGCCTTCATTGAGACCGAGTTGCCTTTGAAACACCTCCAATGTCACTACAGCGTCAAAGGCGGCATAGCGAATCATCTCATCATCTATCGCGTCACCTTTGACGAACCGATCTCGGACGCTCTTATTCATTCTCAGGCCGAGATGCCGCCGGGCCAGGTCATCTAACCCGAAAGCGTTGTATAGCCCATTGAACTTGACCCGCTCTAGCAGCAGGGTATCGGCAATATCGTCGGGTTGTGGAAACCCGAACTGGCGGTGGTAGCGCAAGTCGTACAAAGCATTGTGCATCACTGCCCGTCCCGCTCGCATCCGCTCGGCCGCCGTGCGCGCGTCCTGCTTGTCGAGACTGACATACACTTGCCCACGCGCAGCGATGGAGAGCAACGCGAAATCGCCGTCAGGCCGGTGCAAGCGCGGCCCCTGGTTGTAGATTTCGTAGTCCAAAGCGTACGGCTCGTCTGCGTACGCCTCAAACGGCGGCGGGCCGATGACGTAGGAGAGGGTATCGGGGGTCACTTCACCTTCCCTTTGTCTAGGTATCGGTTCAACTGGTACGTCAATGACCACACTCCCCCGTTCGATCTCAGTAAATCATTAGGGTCTTTGCATTTGCAGGGGTATTTGAGCAATAACACGTCGGCGGACGGCCCGATCCGCCTTCGGTATTCAAAAGCCTCCGTCTCCTCCCCCTCGTCAGGGATGAGGATGACCCGTTTGTGTTTGGGCAGGTCATCCACCAGCAGAGATAGTTTGCCGCACGTGGGAGTGGCGACCGGGTAACCCAACGCGTCTAGTGACAGATAGTCGAAGAGGCCGAAGACGACGAAGAGATAGTCCTCCGAATGGTTACGGTCGTTAGTGAGAAGGATTGGCTTCTGCCCGGCGATGATGTGGAAGCGCATCCCGGTTGCCCCCTCGACCAGAGGCGTGGCCCGCATCACCAGTCCGTCGACGTGACGGATGCGGGCCGTGTTGCTGTTCTCCATATACACCACATCTCCGATAGGGATGACGATCCAGCCCTGATGCCAGCCGAGGTAGCTCGTCTCGATAGCGCCATTGACCCCCCGTTCGTCGAGGTACCGACGCGCATAGGTGCGGTCGATCAGAGTTCGGTGGGCCTGACGCATGAACGCCAGTCGGGCTTCCTGCCCTTCGGGGATGATGGGCCGAGAAGCAGAGACAACACTCTCTTTCTTCTCCACTATCTTCGCTGAACTGGCCCCATCCCTCAGGTCTTTCAGCAGAGGTTCCCACGTCCCGCGCAGTCCGCAGCCGTAGCATCGCCAGCCGCCGTTAGTGCGGACGGCGAGAGAAGCTGTGCTGTCGTCATGGTAGGGGCACTTCACCATCAGATAGCCGCTCGCACGCGAGCGGCTATCGGCATACCGGATGAAGTCCTCGTAGGTGCTCATCGCCGGGCGGGGGTGCGCGACACGACGGTGGCTTTGACCGGCTTGGCCTTGAAGTCGTCGGCCTCCAATTTATCTTTCTTGACCTTCGCCTTGACTTTGGCCTTCACCTTGGGCCGGTCGTCGTCGGCCATCGGTATGAACTTTCTCACTATTCCATTCACCACCTCCAACTGGATTTCCTGCTCGACGTCTTGCAGCATGGGTTCCAGATCAGGCAGGACGTTGGCAGAGAACGGGATGTAGATTTCATCGCTGCCGTAGGTGAACTGGATAAATTCGTTGACCTGATCGACCTCGCCTTTGCGCCCCTCAATCAGGCACATCCCGGTCTCTTCGTCGAGGACGAAGATGTAGGGCACGAAGGCCGAGACCTCCAGCCCTTTGAACTGGCCGCGCGTGATGCGGAAGAGCGCGGTCGCCGTCTTTCTAGGCTCGGCAAACCAAGTGCCGTTGCCGTCTTTAGAAGCGCGCTCTCCCCCCGGGTCGAGCCTTGGTTCGGGCGGCAACATCCCGCCCTTGGGGTCTTTCTTGCGTTGGAACCCGGAGAACATCCCAATGTAGACTCCATCCGTGGGACGGAGGTCGTACAGTCGGGTGCCGTCGGATTTGAGTGATACGTAGAACTCCCCTTCCATCATATTTTCGGGTACGTCCTTGCGACCCAACTCCAGCGTTTTCGTCACCGAGCGGCCATTCTCCTCGTAGGCGATACGCACTGCCCACGTTCCAAATGAAGTTTTCTTGAGGGTGGCCGTCCCCCTCAAATAATGTGTCTTGCTGATTCTCGATTTCATTTCAGATTGATCCTTTCAGAGTGAATTCAGGTGCTTTTCTTGCACCCGATCTACAGCGGCGGCGGTTAATTCCAACAACGCCTCCAAGCCTTTGAGGGTTAAGACGATACCCTCAACCTCCTGCCCATTCCATTCGACGATCTTTGGTTTAACCTCCTTTACCTCCAGTTCGAGAAAGACTTTCTCGAACTCAAAAATCGGCTGATACTTGCGATAGTCTGTACGGTCGGTGCGTGTCTCCCGTAATCGGGCGATGATCTTTGCCAACGCAATCTCCTTTCATTCAATCAATTCCACGCCGAACTCCAATTCAATCAGGTCTTTCAGCAGGGTCGGGACTTCATCCTGCCCAAGCAGGTTCCTGAAAATTGCCCGCTTCGAGTCGATCAGTCGGTCGAGGCTGGTATCGAACCCGCCGCCGACCAGTATCCAATTATTGACGGTGTTCTTCTGGCCGAGGCGATGCAGACGACTCTCGGCCTGTTCTTCATTGGCCGGTACCCAGTCCCGTTCGACCGTGATGATATGGCTGGCCCGATACAGGTTGATCCCCACTCCACCGGCGTCCGTGATAATCATCACGTCCAGCGAACCGGATTGAAACTCGTCGGTCAGTCGCTTTCGTTCCACGGCCGGCACGTCGCCGGTGATGACGCCCACTCGATACTCGTTCAGCGCATCGGCACAAGTCTGTACGATGTCCCGATGCTGGCAATACATCACAACCGCTTGGTCTTGTTCCAGCAGGTTGACGGCTTGCTCGATAGCGTGAGAGACCTTGCCTTTGCCGGCCAGACGCCGCAACTGATTTATCAAAACAAGGGTCTCGGCTTTCTCCGCACCCTTCCACCGTCCCCCGGTCTCGCGTAGATAGGCGACGATGTTCCGGCTCGCCTCATTCATTTGGTGTTTAATCTCGGCGGGGTACTCAACGCGCAACTTGGTGCGAATGACCTCGGGCAATTGAACGCCGGAGTCGGCCTTGGTGTGGCGGGCCATGATCGGTTCCAAACGTTGCTTCAATTCGGCCTGATTGCTCGCCCCGTTGAAGTCCCACACCAGCTTGCCTCGACCTACCGACTTCTGCTTCCCGTCTGCATAGCGTAGACCAAATTGGAATATGCTGTTGTAACCAGACGGATCGATGAGATTGAGTGTCGGCCACAGTTCTATGGGTCGGTTGAGCATGGGGGTGCCACTGAGAGGCAGAAAGTATTTGGCTTTGCGGGCCAACGCCTGCACCCCTTGAGTACGTCCGGCCTTGGGGTTCTTGATGTTCTGACACTCGTCCACAACTACACACTCGAATTGGCCGGCCAGCCGTTCGCCGTTCGCCCGGGCATAATCGAAAGAGCAGATGGAGATGGGGCTGACTCCTTGCGCCGGCAATACTGCCGCCTTCTTACCGCCCCACAGTTCGATCTCGTCCTGCCAGTTGTACAGCACGGACGATAGACACACGACGATGGTAGTCGGCCAGCCCAGCATCGCCAGCGACGCGATGGTGGTGAAAGTTTTGCCAAGCCCCATGTCATCGGCGTTGAGGTAGCGGCCCCGGCATTCGAGGCACTTCACTACGTTATCGACCTGATAGGAGTGCAGGTCGGGAAAGGCTTTCTCGATAGCCGCGCGATCTACCTGAGGGACGGTCGGCCCGGTCGTCAGGTCTAGGATTTCCTTGGGGATGACAAATCCGAGGGGGCCGAGCACTTCCACAATTCGCCGGGCGTGATAGGCAGAGACCGGCGTTGACCACGCCTTTGTAGTTGGGCTCCACCGACGGTCAGGCAGGGTCTTGACCGCAGCGACCAGAGGCGCTGAGTATAAGAACTCAATCGTTATACGGTTGGAGTTGAGAGTGACTTTCTTCATTGATACCTGCGAGCACTTTCGCAGCCCGCTCGCGCAACAAATCATATGAGAGTCTTGTGCCGGTCTCATGAACTTCCGTGTGACATTCCCGGCACAACGTCACACTGTTCTCCAAATCGACTTTCCCGCCTTGCGAGCGAGGGACTATCTCATGCACATCGCTCGCAGGCCGAAGACACACTACGCACCGACCTCGATACCGCGCCGCAATCTCGGCGCGGAGATTATCCATATCAATCGTCTCTACTGACGATGGGCAGGAAGGCTTGACAGGTAGGGATGATAAAGCGGTCTACTCGCAGCCGGATAAATCTGCCTTCTACCTGTCGAGAGCTGACTTGCAATTCTCCCTCGGCGGCGCGTATCTCAAACGACTGCGCCACCTCCAACGGCCCAGCCATACTAACCGCCGTGCCCTGCCTTCCATTCCATCTGATCTTCACGTCTCCATCCACGATAACGGTCAGCCACGCCTCCTGGAATGTCGGAGTGTACATCAGGCTGATGATTTCCCATTCCCCGCGGAGTTCCAAGGCCGGTGATATCCTCGGCAGTATAGGGATCAACGACAAACCGGTCAGGAGAGTGGAGAGTTTTAGGAACTGGCGGCGGTTCATTGGTGGCGTTATTTTATCCGGCCCGTCGGCATGTGATGGATAGTCTTGGTTAGGGTTCATCGATAGTAACCCAGGTCAAACCACTGACGACGGGCGTACACAACGAGAAACGTACCCTCAATTGTCACCATAGCTCGTTCGAGTAAACCTTTCTCGAATGCGAGGATTAGCCCCCACCGGTCAACATCGGTTAGGTGATCTACGTCAGCAATGTAGCTCGACCGATCCCATCCCATCGCCAGTCGCACAACCGGGGGCCATAGGTCGGGAGGGGTGAGCAGAGGTGACCCGCAATTGGCGCACTCTTTCTCCCCGAGATGGCTGTACAGATTATCGCCACATCTGTAGTACAGCGATTTTAGTTTGTAGATTGTGGTTAGAGTGTGCATTGGTTCCCTCGTTTGCGATTTCCTTCGGTCTTCCTTACAATGTTCCCATCATGCAGACGAGTGGGGTTTTCTTCCTTTCACCACTCGTCTGCATGTTGGAGAATGCCATGCTACCCAATCAACCGTCCAAGGGTGACGACCGCGAAGCTACCGTCTCGATGTTACGAAACCTGATGGCACAGATAGTCAGGATTGCCGAGGAGCACGGCATTGACCTGATGGAACTGATGCCCACCGAAAGGCAGTCGGTTGCACCTACCCCTCCGGGAGGGATACCGCCGATACCGGGGCAGGGTGGGGGGCTGAGTCTTCCTCCGCTGTAACCCTGCCGGCGCATCCGTACTGCGAACATTCGTAGTGGTGAATCAAGTCGCCCTCATACACAATCTGCAATAACTCTCCGCTTTGCACCAGTCCGCACAGGCATTTCCACAGACCGTCAGGTTTCCACTCTTCCCCTATTAGTCGGAGATACTCATCCACAACAGTCCGGGGTGTGCCAATACCGATTATCATTGCCTTTCTCCTGGTTTCATTTAGGACTCTCAGATAAGCGGTGGCGACTTTGGCATCCCGCCAGTTCCTTTCAGTCTGCGAAGGGCAGCCTCGCCCGCACATATCGGGCATAGGCGAGCGGCGTTTTTCTGTCGTTTGATTCGACGCTCCCACACTCTATCCCCATCCGGCCACACCCTCGCCACGACCCAATCTCCGCCCCGTTCCCGGCACACCTGCAACATGCGTGCGCCCGTACCGTTGCGGTGGTGTGTCAGCCTTAGCTCAAGATTAAGTTGGGTGTAACCGACGTAATGGCCGGCTTGTAACGGCTTGCCGTTGCGGGCTATACCGCGCGGCATGACTTGGGTGAGGTGGAGCAGGTAGACCATACAGATTTGTCCTTTTAGTCGCCCTTATCAGTTCAGCGGTGGGCGCTATTCCGCGTCTTACTTTTTAGGGCTCAGTCGGATGCGGATGAGTTCCCTGGTTATATCGGCCATCATTTCCTCCGTCTTACGCCTCTCCAGTCCGATGACGGGCACCGGGGAGGCAGCCAGGGCCTTACGCTTCCACTGATCACGCATGAGGTTGGTCTTCTTCGCACCAGCTATCTCAGTCACATGCAGATCGATATAGGCACGTTGCCCGCGCGACTCGATTAGCGCGTCATAGTACCAATCCAACCCCCTTGCATCGGTTACCCTCGACTCATACTCGATTACAATCACCTGCAAACGACGCAATGCGTCCCGCAGTCGAGTGCGTAGCAGGCCGGGATGTTCGAGCGCTTTACGCGCCTTTCCTCGAATCTGAGCATTGCGCCACCTATACCAACGTTCCGGTTTCATCGCCTTACATTCCACATGTCGGCCCCGCTCAGGTCGGCCTCGCGCAGGTCGGCCCCGTACAGGTCAGGTCGGCCCCGTGCAGGTTTGCCCCGCTCAGGTCGGCCTCGCTCAGGTCGGCCCTGCGCAGGTTTGCCCCGTGCAGGTTTGCCCCGTGCAGGTTTGCCCCGTGCAGGTTTGCTCCACTCAGGTCGGCCCCGCTCAGGTCGGCCTCGCTCAGGTCGGCCCTGCGCAGGTTTGCCCCGCTCAGGTCGGCCTCGCGCAGGTCGGCCCCGCGGAGGTATCCGCGCAGGTTTGCCCCGTGCAGGGAGGCCCCGCTCAGGTCGGCCTCGCGCAGGTTGGCCCCGTACAGGTTTGCCTCGTTCAGGTTTGCCCCGTGCAGGTTTGCCCCGCTCAGGTCGGCATCGCGCAGGTCGGCCCCGTACAGGTTGGCCCCGCGGAGGTATCCGCGCCGGATCAAGTACCAGAACGTGTCGCGGCGTATCCGGCGTAACCGGATACGCGTAGCCGAGAATTTCTGACGACTCTCCCCCACTACATTTTCTGCCTGCGCAAACCACGGCCACCAAGACTGGGGCGCGTAAGATGCGTCAAGTTTTTTCATGACATGATAACGTCCCTCCCCGCAATCCTTCCCATCTGGCAAGGCGGGCTGAGGGTGCTCCAGCCAAGGCCCCCACTTCTCGCCGGGACGGGGGAGCAGATATTGAGTCTCTACTCCCTGAAAATAAGTGCACCCATTCGATAGGAACTTAAACCCGTTCATACTTTCACCTCTCGCTTTCTAGAGAACTGCGTGGGCAGACGTGAGCGGGCGAGTAAGCCTTACTCGCCCAATCCAATCCAATCCAATCCAATCATCCTAGCCGCCGTATCAGGTAAGCCTTGATGCAGGATTCAATCTGCCTCTGGGCCGTCCCTCCGATATCTTCAGTTGCGGCCCACTCTTCGATAAACCCTGACGCGTAACTGGACAGTTTGTCCGGGCACGTTCGGGCGGCAGTCACCAACAGTGAGGGTACATAATAACCATCAGCCAAGTGAATTTCTAAATGGTCATTGGGGATTGCCTCCGTACCGCTTGCCTCTAGGCGGCAGTACACACAATCTCCCGGGCCGGGCCGGTCTATCCGGCCCGCCCCAAACTCCGCGGCGTAAGCTTTCGCGTACGCCTTTATTGACTTTCGGAGAGTCAGCGACCTCTTAGCATCCTCGGCCTCGGCGGCACCAGTCAAAGTGCCGTCGGCCCGGAGGGTCAAGCCCTCCGCGAATGGTACGGCCGCCTCCCGGCGGTTAGGGGCTACATACCACACCCCGGCAACAGAAAATACTGTATATCCCCTCTGTTCAATCACGCGGTTGATGCGGTCTTTTGTCGTCGGGGTGCGCCACCCCGACGAATAAAGCGATACCCCTGAGGGGGTATACTCCACTATCGTGTTCTCGTGCAGGGTCAGGGCGATATGCCCATCACCTCTAACAATCCGGGTATTGTTCGCAATGGGCCGCCCTAATTTCTGGCCGAGGTAAGCCTCGGCCTCAGCATACGTTCCAGGGTATCGGTTCATCGAGAGTCTCCTTTTTTACTCGCCAGGATAGGGCAAGCAATCGATAATAGTGGCCCGCACCAACCAACGGGCCGCCCATAATGCCTCGTACTTGTCGCGGGCGCGGATGACAAACTGCGCCTGCGTAGTTGAGTTATACAGATAGCTGATCAACCAGTAATTACTCATACAGGCCTCGTCGCCCTTAGTTCGGGTGTTGGTACTAATTGGTAATGCGCTCATCACTCTAGCGCGGACAGTCAGCGGTCAGGGTCAAGCAAAAGGTAGTCAGTGTGGTTGTAACAGTTTGGGTAGAATATGATTTTGGCTAGCCCCTCTTTGACTAGGACATCGACAATGTTCCAGTCACTGCACCAACCAATCAGGTTCCTGTTGTTAACCCAGAACTCCACGCCCCTGAAGACAAACTTTCTATCCCCTTTGTCTTCTTTGATTAACTTCAGTTCGATCATATTCTTTTCCCCCGCCGCCCTTATTTGTTCGGGCGGCGGCCCATCTCTGGTTGGCCGCTTGCACCTCGGCCTTAACCCTGATTTTCCAGTCGTCTCTGGCGCACTGTCGGCTACAGTATATGTAGCCGACGTGTTCGAATGCCGTTTCGCCGTTGGTTAGATACCAACGACAATATTGGCAATTTCCTTCCTGTAACACCCCCTTGACGGTGTATTCTTGGATTCTTAACATCCTAGCGCTTGTCAGTGATCACCGGCAACGGAGCCGGCGTCCCAATTCGACAAGCCCAGGGCCTTTGCCGCGTCCCAAGCTAGGGCTTGCCATCTACCGGTATGATCCGGTGTATAGTTCACTAGATCATCCGGCGTTTTTATCGATTCCAGCCAGTCCCGCTCATCCTCCGGGAGCGGGACTCCCTGCCCCTCTATCCGGGCGATCAGGGCCTGTAATGCAGCCATCATAAGTCGTACCTTTCAGTCGTTATCCACAAGCCGCAGGGCCTCCCTGCGGCTGATAGTTTGCATTGGTAGCATGGATGTAGTGACCCCCACCGTGATACTAGTCCCCCCATGTTTGTAACTAAACAGCTTTCCGGCTGCGGGCCATCTACCGGCCCGCAGTATGTCGCCTATTGGCACAACTTGCCAATAGTCGATGTGATTCACCGACTTAATTATGCAGGCCATGTATTCATAACCAGCTGCCCTAGCGACCTCTGCCGCCAGAACGATTTTCGGTTTTCCCATGTTCTTCTCCCCGCCGCCCTTGTTCGGGCGGCGGGCACTATCTAGACGTCGGCGATTATGCTCTCGCCCTTGGAGATGGCTGTTTCCAGGAGGCGGATAAGCCGCCTCTTTTTGTCGTCGAAGTACTCCCCCCAGTCCGGGGGAGTGATAATGTGGTTCAAGACCAACAGGAATTCCTCAGCCCTTTCAGGGCTTATTGTTCCGTCCTCAACAAACGGGTTGTCCCACCAGGACATACCCCATCGCCACAAGAGACAGCTATCGTTGTAGCTGTCCCTGAAGTATCCATTCTCCGGGTTCATTAACCCGGAGTACCGTTCGACATCTTTTTGATAGATGTCGAACTCGACTGTTGTGGCTGCGTTGTCACGCAACCGCAACGCCTCTTTATAAGAGGCCAAGTACTTTTCTCTGGCCTCGTTACATACCGAGGCCAAAAACAAGTCGGCTCCCATTTTATTTCTCCTTTCCAGAATGTGTCCCAGGCATAATCTCCCGGGACGGGGTTTCAATCTCCCCGCCGCCCAAACGGATACGGGCGGCGGTGCGACGATTACTGGCGCTTGATTCGCGCGGCGTCGCGGGTGCGCTGCAAGTTGAAGACTTCCGCCACTTCATATCGCGGTGGCATGGAGCCGGCAACTGGACGGAGCCGGACAATGGGCGGGAAGTAGCCCATGCGCCCGTGCAGTTCGGCCAGCACTAGGGCGGTGATGGAGTTGAGGGATGGCGGATTGATGATAATTGGGGCCGTCTGCCACTCGTCGGGCGGGAGGTCGAGGCCGCCCAGCAGGGCGGCCAGCTGAGGCTCGAAGGGCTGCTGGTGATCAAACTGTACCGGCATGTTGATGAGGCGCTCCACCGGATGGCCGGTGAGCGCCTGCACGCGCGCCAACTGCTCATCGGTGAGGGGGTGAGAGAAGTTGATGATAATCATATCTTCCCGCCGCCCTTATCTGTTCGGGCGGCGGGCGCGTTATCGCTTTTGAGTGGCGTTACCGTTCGTACGTTGGGGAGCCCTCTTTCGCTGGCAGGGTGTAGTCACCCAAAGCAGAGTAAAACGTGTACCCCGCCCCAAGGGGTACATTTTTAAGCACCCACAGTGTGTTTTGATACCAGACATTCCCCTCGGGGGACGCCTCCCACACATCACTTGGCCCACATTCAATGAAAAAGTGGTTTTGATGAGTGTAGGGTACCCCCCCTCTACCCCGCCAGTCTTTGACCGGCGCGCGCATGTCGTAAGCAGCCTTCAGAAATTCGCAAAAAGTCATGTTTTGACCGCCGCCCTTATTTGTTCGGGCGGCGGGCGTTGATTGATTGTGCATCTACATTAGCACGTGCAACCGCCACTGAGCGATAGCCTCGGTTAGTATTGGTTGGCGTTTGCCAACTATTCGAGGATGCCAACCACAGAGGACGGGCGGCCGTAAGGATATGAGGTTGGGGGAGCGAGAGGTCATGCGCGTACACGCCACACGCCACACGCCACACGCCACGCCACACTCCACGTCACACTCATCCCCACACTCCACACTCCACTACAGGTCACTCAAAAGGTAACCCCCCTACCCCACGGCCTGAAGTCGTGCGCGCCCATCACGCTACCCCACTGCCTTCAGTCATGCACGCCCCCGACTGTCCGCCCACCACTCTACCCCACCAACGACAAGTCCTAGTTATCGGGAGTAGATACTAGGCGCGGGCGGGGGCGGAGCGGGCGGGGGCGGACAGTCGAGGGCGGTGGGCATAGCGTTGTGGCACAGGTGATGGGCGGGCGGGCGGACAGTCAGGGGTGAACAGTCGGGGGCGGGGCGGAAGGGCGGGGGCGGGCGGGGGCGGGCGGGCGGGGGGTTCTCTTTTCTTTGCGTTATATTTGGTGGGGTAGGGACGTTTTGATTTGGTGTGTTTTTGTTTTGGTGCGGGAGGCCATACGCGCGCACTAGAACAGAATTTACATCGCGTTCTATAGGTTCTCTCCCCCCTTTTCGGATGTCCCTACCTCAGTCTTCTGCTCTATTGAGGGAGGTTTGGGGGCGATGCCGCCGCTGTTGTTGCGAGAAAGGCTTACTGGAAAGCCCCCCACCCTACTCTGGCCTGATCGCCGTTCGCCGCGCCGCTCGGTGCGGGGGGACGGGACGGACGAGCGGCGCTCCCCCCGGCTCGCTGACTAATAATCGTCATACCGTTCCCCACACCGATCACATCTGAGAATAAGCCAGTAATTTCCCTCTCTATCTTCATCGCCAAAATCGGCGTGGATCAAGCCGCCGCATTGGCAGGGGATCGGGTAGGTAGAGCCGCACCAGCCCTCGGTACAGAACTTGTTGCCGATTACGTGCTGATCCACACCTTCGTTCGACACATCGAAGGTTGGCCGGTTGTCCTCTTGTGGATACCCGACTTTCATAGTGACCTCCAAATTCGTCGCCCGATCCGATAGCGCGACCGGCCTAACGGTTTGCGTCAGCCGCGCGGGGCGGCGTTCTCCTTCATTTTTCTTCCCAAACCAGTCAACCACACTTGAAAAGCAATTGGACTCAACCGCTTGACGGATTGTGTGATGTATTTCGGGTTGAGTTCCCCGCCTACAAACCGGCGATTCAGAGCAGCGGCGACCAGTCCGGTCGTGCCGCTCCCGGTGAAAGGATCGAATACCAAATCTCCCGGACGACTTCCAGCCAGGATACATCGCCTGACCAGCTCAGGCGGATAAGTAGCGAAGTGCGCGCCCCGGTACTGGCTAGGAGCCATCTCCCAAACCGACCGCGCATTCGCTCCCATCGCGCTCTGTTCGAGTTTGCTCATCTTATCCCATCGATCATTGAAACCGGAATGGCGACGCGAATGACCGCGCTGTTTGTCAGAACGGCGCGGCCGGTTGAGCGTGTGCGGGTTTTGTCCGGGAGTCCAGCGCGCCCACTGAAACTCCATCTTCGGAGGCGTTTTGATTGACCCCGCATCGTAAAAGTAACGCCCGCTCCTGCTCAACAAAAACACGTATTCGTGCGCCCGCGTAGGACGGTCGGTCACGCTTTCCGGCATCGGATTTGGCTTGCTCCAAATAACATCCGAGCGCAGATACCAACCATCATCTCGAAGTGCGAATGCGATCATCCAGGGGATTCCTATCAAGTCTTTGGGCTTCAGACCTATCTCTTTCCCGCCCTTGCCACTGACGGCATAGCTATCTCCAAGAACGAGCCACACCACACCGTCAGGTCTCAGCACGCGTCGCACTTCGCGGAACGCCGTCACCACCTCCGCCACGTAATCGGTGGGCGTTTGTTCAAGACCAATCTGCCCGGCTACCCCGTAATCGCGCAAACCGTAGTAAGGCGGCGATGTGACCACGCATTGCACACATTCGTCTCTCAACGGCCCGCGCCGCGCATCAGCGCGGGTCACACCAACTCCATCAACCAATCTCACGGTTCCCTCTCGACGACCTGCCACATTTTCAGTATAAGCGAGTGCACTTCGATGGTCGTTGGCATGAAATCACCTAACGGTTTGCGTTCGCCGCGCCGCCCAACTCCATAGGGACATCACCCTTTGCCGGCGTCATCCGACCTCACCGGCTCTGGCAATAAAAACACCTGCGGCACGACTTCGGCAATCTCATCACCAGCAACTTGCGAGGCTACGCGACCGTCTGGCAGGATCAGGTGAGAGAAGAAGGCGGCCCGCGCCCCGACCACAACCGCGTACAAACAGACGCTTTTGACGTAGTGATACATCATCGTCGCGGCCTGGATTTTCGCGGCAGATGAGTTCTTCGTCTTGCTTGTCAGGACGGGCCATATGATTTTGAACGCATCCCCGCCGATGGAAAATCCAAGCATGAAAGCGGCGCGGCCCTCCGCGTCGCTTCCAAAGCCTTCGCCCAGCACCTTGCCGCCGAGTTCTTCAATTTGCCGCTGGGCTTTGCTAATCCATGTGTCGGACGATGAGCGACTTGTCTGCCAGAAATTCACGGCTTCGGCATAAACGGTCATAGCTTACGACTCCTTCCATCTGACGAACGGGTTAACGCGTCTCTGTTCATTTCCCCGTTAGCCCGCTCGCCATTCCGCAACACTTTTGTTATTTGACCGCCGACGGCTTCGACAACCTTTGGAACTACGGCGTTGCCGAATTGTCTATAAGCCTGTGTGTCCGAAACGACTATTGGCAGATGGTCGCCAAAACCCATGAGCCGAGCACACTCACGCGGTGTAAGCCTTCTTGGATTTCGCCCATTCTGAGGAATTAGAATTTCGGAACCATCCTTATAGTATCTTGCGCTTAGTGTCCGTGTAACGCCTTTCGGATTCGCAAGGCCAAAGCCAAAGCCGTTTCCCTTCGCGCGGTGACGCTCTGCGTACTCCTGGAGGTAGTTCCAGAGATGATTTGTCAGCGTGTATTTGGATTCGGGCGATGGCTCAAGCATATCCGCCAACTTTGGCTGTTCCTTTTCGGGAGGGGCTGGGAACTCAAAAGGAGGCCTGGCTGGAAAAGTTTTCTTGTCAAAGCAGACGATGTAAATGCGCTCCCGGTGCTGAGGAACCCAGCCCGCCGCGTCAATTACCTTATGAAAGACCCAATAGCCCAGCGACTCCAAAGTTTCATGGATTACTTTCCAGGTGCGGCCTTTGTCGTGTGATTGGAGGTTCTTGACGTTCTCAAGGAAAAGCACAGGTGGTCTCTTGACTTTGATAATGGTTGCCAAATTGAAAAAGAGTGTGCCCTGGGTCGCATCCTTGAAACCGTGTGCGCGCCCCAAACTCTTTTTCTTTGATACACCAGCGATGGAAAATGGCTGGCAGGGGAAGCCGGCCGCGAGTATGTCGTGGTCGGGAATTTCCGATGGCTTCACCTTGCGAACATCGCCGTGCGGAATCTCGCCAAACCAGTCTTTGTATGTTCTTTGGCAGTGCTTATCCCATTCTGAGGTGAAAACGCATTTCCCGCCCAATTTCTCCAAAGCGATACGGAAGCCACCTATACCCGCGAAGAGATCAACGAACTTGAAGGGGATGCTTTTGTCTTGTATATCAATCATCTTTGCTCAGTCGCAGTTGGGTTGCGTCACCATTGCGATGCACCCGCAACACTACGAAATCGAATCCATCCTTGATGGCATCGTCGATAAGAAATTGCAACGAGCCGTAATCCCAAACTTCTCCATCGCGTTCGGCCATCCAATGCTTGTGATCTGCAAACGCACCACCCCAACTTGTGTTGTGGGAAATGATAGTTTTTCCAGCAAATAATTTATGGCGTTCTAAGTATGAAAATCTTTTCATACCGTTGTTAGTCCGCGTAAATCCACTGACGGGCGATTTCACACAGCGCCACGAACACAGCATCCTTGTCGCGCTCCAATTGTCCGAGATCGGCGTATGGCACAAGGTCGGGATGTGTCTTTTTCTCGCGGCTGTATTCAGGGCCGTACTGCCAGCCCATCTCGAAATATGCCTGCATCCATGAGCCGTGTAGTTCTTCGGGCGAGTGCGACCGTTGATCGCCACATTGTCGCTCTATTACCCGTAGAAATTGCATCTTGAATGGTTCTTCTCGCTCATCCCATGGAACAGGTACTATCGGCGCGTTCGCGGCTTGGGCGGCGAGCCGCGCCGCATCGTACACAAATTTCGCTCGACGCTCGGTGAGGTCTGGCATACAGATTCCTTATCAGCGGCCTAACGTATGCGTCACCCGCTGGCGCGCACCCCCGGCGTTTGTCGAATCTATAACGTACAGACTGTTTTTTTCTTTTCTTCATCGAAGGTCAATGCCACCGTTTATTTCGTTTCCCCACGCATCCCACCCCGAATGGATTTCGCGCGCGAACAACT